TTAATTCCTTGAATTCTTGGTTTTGTTTCAGTAACTCTATTACCAAGGATGAATCCAATGGGGGTGGGATTTGTGTTATTTGTGTTTGGTCTTGTTCCACATCTTTACATTTATTACGATGTTTCCACAAACCGGAACGAGTATTGAATTGTTTGCTGCAATTATCACATACAAATGAAGAAGGGGTAATAATAGTTCCACTCGTTTCCCGAATATGTTTTCGTGTCAGTAAATGACGATTATAATCTTTTTTGTTTCGAGTTTCAAAACAACATTTATCACAAGTAAATGTTATAGGTAATTTAGGTTTTTTAGTATTTCTAAATGTTTCCATTCTCCTACTTTATAGAAACATATTTTACCCTTCTAAATTCTTTTCATATTAATATACTTAAAATTTATGCAACCAATAATAACACTCATAAATCCGAAATTACTGCATTATCATCATAAACTCAATTTCAGAAAGGTATTAATATTATTCTGTCTTGCACAAATGAAAAAAGGACATTTTATAAATGTCCAATTTTGAAAATCGTTGCCATTTCTTTTTTGTATTATTTTATCGCCAACTATTTAATTTTTAGTATTAATAATAGTAGTATGTGTTCCAATAATCCTTGATAACTCTATAATTGTATCTTGTTGTTCTGCCATTCTCTGTTGTTGTTCTATCATCATCGCCTTGAATTCTTGGTTTTGTTTCAGTAACTCTATTACTAAGGATGAATCTACTGTGGGTGGTACTACTAAGGATGAATCTACTGTGGGTGGTACTACTGTGGGTGGTACACCTTTACAATTTTGTTTATGTCTCCATAAACCCGAATGAAATTTATATTCTTGTCTGCATTTATCACAAGAGTATATACGTGATTTAGGCATTTTATTTATATCATTGTATATCCTTTGGTGTTTTAATGAAGTTAAATGTGTATCAAAATTGCTTTTTTTACTGCATTTAAAATCACAACAATTACACCTAAATTTCCATGAACGTATTGAATCATCTCCATTCTTAGATTCGTCCGTAGTTAAACATTCGTGTTTGATAACATTTGTACGATGTTTGTTAGTCGTATTGTGTATCTCCAATAAGTTGGTAGAACCAAAATAAACATCACATACATTACAATGAGGGCGTTCATGAGGCAGTGTATATTTCATTAATTTCGGTTTCGGTTTCGGTAAGGGTTCTATACTATTCAATGTAGCTTTATAATCTTCGAAATAGGATTGTTCTAGTTTTTTAGCTGCGTATAAATCATCACAATTATGAAACGCAATAATTTCCATAGTCCAATTGTCCCATCCCATATTATCTCGTATAGTCTGGTATAATTTGCAATTATAATTAGACGATTTGTTATTTTTGCAACCTTGCTTATGTGCGTATTTCCTCTGAACGAAATTGGTAGTATGTCCTATATATAGGTCATCTATAGCTGAATCTTTACAATAAATCTTGTAAAATATAGTATTGGAATAATCAATGTCAACCTTTGGCATATTATATATAGTGGTATAAGATGTGTTTATATTATTTTAGACTATATAAGATAATATATTAAGCATTACCTATTACCGCACAATCAAACCGTTTACCAGCATGTCCGGTAGTAAGTGAATCATCGTTCAACTATTCTAATCAAAATATGGTATTTATGTATGAAGTCAATATCGGTAGATTTAACTCCCAAAAAAACAAGAGACGAAATCGAAGAAGAAAAACATATAAGAGAACAAGAGAAGAAAGCAAAGAAGCATCAAAAACGTGTCGTAACAAACCATAAAAAATGGGAATTTACCGATGAAGAGCTACAATGTTCTCAACAACTCCAATATATAATGCAAATAGAAGATGAAAAAGAGAAAAACACAAAACAATACAAGTGTATTTCCGAGAGCTTTAGACAAAAACTAAGCAGTTACCGTAGTCAAGATACTCAAAAGAACCGTTATTCCGAAGAAAACTTTACGAATATTGAGAACATAATAGAATTATTACAAGAATCAGGCAATATATGCTATTATTGTAGAGAACCCGTCAAGGTTCTCTATGAATATGTGCGAGATCCTAAGCAATGGACGCTTGAGCGAATAGACAATAGTATAGGTCACAATAAAGGGAATCTGATGATAGCGTGTCTGAAATGTAATTTAGGTAGGAGAACAATGCATCAGGAAAGATATGTATTCACAAAACAACTAAATATAGTAAAAAAAGATATATAAACAACAGTGTAGATGATTACAATGACAGATTTTAACAATAATATCGAGAACAATCACAAAAATATATACGATAAACTAGATTATTTTCATAAAACAAATAAAATCCCACATTTAATATTTCATGGAGAATCTGGTTCCGGAAAACGTTACATTGTAGATAAGTTCATCCAGAAGATATATAACAGTGATAAGCACAAAATAAAGCAAAATGTAATGACAGTAAATTGCGCTCATGGCAAAGGTATTAAGTTTATACGTGAGGATTTGAAATTTTTCGCAAAAACCAATATCCGGTCAGATTCAGGTGCTTTTTTCAAAACAATAATACTAGTGAATGCTGATTTTCTAACAATAGACGCCCAATCGGCATTAAGAAGATGTATAGAATTATTTAGCCACACAACCCGGTTTTTTATCATTATAGAGAACAAACATAAACTGTTGAACCCCATATTATCGCGTTTTTGCGAACTCTATATTCCTGAATATATAAATGAGAGGACAGTCGAAAATCTACATCAACATTTTATAAGGGAACATATAACGAAGAGTTTCAACACTAACAAGTGGATAGACGAAAACTTACGAACCGAAAGTAAAGAAAACCACCGAAAGTTAATGGATTTTTCGGATATGTTTTATCAGGAGGGATTATCATGTTACGATTTCATAGAATGGGTGAAATATACAAGTACGATAGTAGATTCAAAAAAGAATGAAGTGAGTATATGTTTTAACACTATAAAATCCGAGTTTAGAAATGAGAAATTACTACTGTTGTATTTATTAGATTATTTGTATTTACGTTCAAACCCCACCTTAAAAAGTGTCTTAACAATATAATTAGATGGACGACTTTGTATTATCCAACTTACAAGAATCCCGAAATGAATGGTGTAGTCGATTAGTCAGTATTTTTACTCCCCTAATTTTAGGAGGCGTGAAATCCTTATTCAACGAATCCTGGAAGTTATGTATTGACAACGACGAACCAAATAAATATTTAATGACATTTCAGAATTTACTATCAAGAATTCCCAAGTGGAATAATGAAATAATAGAAGATGAACGAAAACGTATAATTGAACGTAGCGGATGTAACTATTTAGAAGACTTGATAACGTGCGTCCATATTATTCAGTTAAAGGTTCTTACGTGTATTCGCGTTGGAAACAAACAGAAAAAGATAGATATATCAATCCCTAAGTTAGACAGTTTTATCCACAAGGTATACATCAACGTCGCGCGTAAAGTATATTCGAATGTATACCTATTCGACAAGAACGTAAGTCCATTACAATCCCAAAAGAACACCCGCGAGCTTGATAATATTATCCAAGAATGTATTCTCATATCTATTCGCGAAAGTATTCCAACCGAGGCTATTATTCGCGCTTACATGGATGAAAGTGTAGAACAGGAAGAAGAGGTAATCATTGAAGATGTAAATGAAGAAGAAGAAAAGCAGTCTGACGATGTCGTTGTACCTGAGGTTCAACCCGAGAAAGTGGATGATATTGATGAAATTGTCCCAGAGGTCGTACCTGCGATTCAAAATGTGGATAATGAAGCGGTAGTTACCAAATTGTCGTTCAATGACATGGATGCGGTATTAGATGAAACTGATAATATAAAAACGATAGACGCCCCTAAGTCGATAGAACGACTTGAAGAAATAAGTACGGAACGGGCATTTCAGCGACAATTAGACGAAGAAGAATCCGACGACGAACGCATACAGATATCAACAGAACAGGTTGATTTGCGCGATTTCGATGAATTAGGTTCCGTTCATTCCGGACATAACACGAATGATAATATTGTATTAGATGGTGTTGAGGAACTAATATAATTTAGGGCGATTCGTCTAATTACAAATAAAAAAATGACAAAAAACTATATTAGTAATGGAAAAAGCCTTTATCCTATCTTTGGTAATAACGGTTGTTTACTTTGTGTCAAAACTAATTGATATGAAATACATAAGTAAAGAGTGGAAACCAATGCGAACGGTAATGCGTGAGTCACTGTTTGTGTTGGTATCGAGTATCCTGTCAGTAGTTGTATTCTTTATTACGAATGGTAAAATGAGTGATTTTTTTGATATTTTAACAGAAAGCAAGACGCTTAAGCCGTCTGCTACTGAAGTATTCACTGGCGAACCTGGGTTCTAACTGTAGATACGAATAGATCATAACTAAAATTGAATAGTTATGATGTAAAAATAGATAGTTATAGTATATTTATGAGTGTAATTCAGGTTATTACCAAGTTCAAAAAGGAGGGTATAAATGCTCTTGAAAGTGTACCAGAAAAAAGGTACGTTACAATAATACAGAAGGCAAATGAGGCATATTATAATAATTCGCCTTTACTAACCGATAATGAATTTGACATTGTAAAGGAATATTTCGAGAAGAAATACCCAAACAATCCTGTGTTACAGAATATTGGTGCTCCAATCACCAAAAACAAAGTAATCCTTCCCTATAATATGCCTTCGATGGATAAAATAAAACCCGATACGGATGCGTTGGATAAATGGATGAAAAACTATACAGGAAATTACATATTATCGTGTAAATTGGATGGAGTTAGTGGAATGTATACGAATGAAAACGGTACACACAAATTATATACTCGTGGCGACGGAGCTGTAGGACAAGATATCACACACCTACTTCCATCGTTAAATTTACCAAAACAAAAAAATATAGTAGTTCGCGGAGAATTTATAATATCAAAAACGAAATTCGAAGAAAAATACAAAACGAAGTTCGCTAATTCGAGGAATTTGGTAGCAGGTATAATAAATAGTAAAACTCTGGATAGCAAGATAAATGATGTGGATTTTGTAGCCTATGAAGTTATACACCCCGAGTTGTGTCCTAGCGACCAAATGAAATTATTAGAAAAATGTGGTTTCATGACTGTTAGAAACACCCAGTTTTCAACTATATCAAATGAATTGTTATCACAATTGTTAATGGAATGGAGAAAAAACTATGAATATGAAATAGATGGCATAATTGTAACGGACAATCAACGGTATGCACGCAAAACCCAGAATCCAGAACATTCCTTTGCGTTCAAAATGATTTTATCCGACCAAGTAGCAGAAGCAAAGGTAGTAGATGTATTATGGAATGCGAGTAAAAACGGATATTTAAAGCCACGTGTTCGTATAGAACCAATATCCATAGGAGGTGTAACGATAGAATATGCCACCGGATTCAATGGGAAATTCATAGAAAGTAATAAAATAGGTGTTGGTGCCGTAATCCAACTAATACGGAGTGGAGACGTAATACCCTATATCAAATCAATAACAATGGAAGCCGAAACTGCGAAAATGCCAAACGTGTCTTATCATTGGAACGAGACCAAGGTGGATATAATATTGGATGATATAGAGGGTGATATAACAGTGAACGAAAAAAATATAACAAGCTTCTTTGTAGGTATAAAGGTAGACGGATTATCAAGTGGTAATGTAAAAAGGTTAATGAATGCTGGATATGATTCCATCCTAAAGATAATCCATATGAAAAAGGAAGATTATGAAGGAATAGAAGGTTTTCAAACCAAGATGATAAACAAGATATATAATGGAATAAAAGACAGAATGAAAGAATCCACATTAGTAGACATAGTAGCAGCATCTAATATGCTGGGAAGAGGTATCGGAAAGAAAAAGTTGGAACCTGTTTTTGAAAGTTACCCGGACCTATTCACCCTTTTGATTTCCAAAGAAGAACTAAAACTAAGATTGTTGTCGGTGAATGGAATCGGTGAAGAAAACGCAACTAGTATAGTAGAAAATATGGAAAAGATGAAGAAATTTTTATCAGATGCGAACTTGCACGATAAATTATCTACACGAACGCAACCAACCAAATCAACCGCACAAACAACCCATATATTATATGGAAAACATATAGTAATGACAAAGGTAAGAGACCAAACCATCATATCCGCATTGGAGGAATATGGTGGTAAATTAGACAATACGATAACAATGAATACGTTTGTATTAGTTACCAAGAGTCACTCCGACATATCCTCAAAAACTAAAAAGGCAAATGACTTAGGAATACCAATCATGACCCCTAATGAATTTACGCAAAAATACCTATAATTACCGGGCGATTGTATCGGTTCTGGGTGAGATGGGATACACGGTATTTTTGTTCGAAAAAGTAACGGATTTATGGCTGGTAGATTTGTTATGTTTGTTAGTAGATAACAAGATATACATAGACGGATACAGTTGTTTGATACAATACATCTATTTTACACTATACTATACAAACCTAAAGTATATTGTAAAACTAACGAACGAACTAACTAACTAACTAACTATATTTCGGGAGGCAATTTATATCCATCACGTGTTCTCCTACTTCTTCGTGATTACTGACAAATTGATTAAAGAAAGGAAATAGTAATTGTTCTTGAGGTGTATGTTTATGAACGGTTCGCGCTATCATTTTATACAATTTAAAATCCGGATACCGTTCTTCACCATTTTTCTTATATAGGACATTTTTAGCATTGTCATCTAGACACCATCGGTGGATGGTTTTTTGTAATTCGTCATAGTCAGCATAATCTAAGTGTTCTGGAATAATAAAATCGTAAATCGAACATCCAAGTCGGCATAAATCAAAGCTCATATTTGGTTCTAATCGAGGTTTTTTATCATTAAAGAATGGTTCACAGTTATACTGCGTGTCGGCATCCCCTCCTGGTCCAAAACTATCCGAACAATAGGTCGTTCCATTAAAACGATAAATGCTTCGACCAAAGTCAATTATTTTGTATATTCTACCATACGTAGGCACTTTATATACAATGTTCTCGTATTTATAAAATAGAAATGGAATGTCGGTATTGATATACATAATATTGTTTGTATGAAGGTCGTTATGTGTGAATGAGAATAGTTTTTGGTATATAATAAGAGTCATGACAATTTGAAAAAGAGCACTAGCAGTATTATCTAAGGTAGCATTACTCGCGGTGAATAGGTCATCCAATGTACCTTCGCATTTCTCTAGACAAATCATTTGGACTGGATAATTGTTAATATATGCGTATTGGTCTTCTTGTATGTCGCATGTATCAATAGAATCGGTAGAATCATCAATTTCCGTTTCTGTATCCGTTTCCGTTTCCGTTTCCGTTTCCGTTTCCGTTTCCCATTCATCTTCATCTTCATTGCTATCCGTAGTATATGCGACCGAACTATTATCATCGCTAGACGTATCATCATCTTCGTGCGTATCTTTAGTATTGCCACTTACATCAAATGTGCTATCGTAGATAATACAATCATCAATGTGTTCGTTCGTAATCTCGGTTGCATCTACTAGACATTCTGTAATAGAAACTGCGGTGATATTATGATTTGTTTTAGAAATACATAATTTCGGGCGTTTTTTCCTGGATTCATCGTCGTGATATTGGTCCACATTTACATTATCCAGAGCAAAAAGAGTATTATTGTTGTCATTGAAGAAGGATGATGAAGTTAAATAATCAATATCATCCGATACGTCATATTTATAACATTTTTGAATACCTAGGAAAGAACCGTAGAAATCTAAACAATTTACGACATTATGGGTTTGTAATGTCATACTACTCAAATAATAGAAAAACGAATCAATATAAGAACAATTATGGCGCGAACTTACCTTAGACATAACATTGAATGAAAGGTCATTGGATATACATGTAGGATATGGTAAGTTAAGTATGTGTTCTTTATCATCTTCATATTTTCCTATCATATAATGCAGAGGGTCTAATAGCGGTGAATATTTAAAGAAAACTTCTGTATTGATTTCTCTATTTGACATATCAACTACAGTCTGCGGATTTACAAAATGATTCGGATGATTCAATTGAATAGTGTTATAATTTTTACTAGAAAGAGTAAAGAGTGTATCGTATATAGGATTGTACTTTTGCAAATTCTGTATTTGAAAGGGATTGTATTTATTATCAACGTCACTTTGACTTTGGATATAACTTTGTTCTAAAGCGGGTAAGTTAATAGGAATACTTTTATGATAACCAACGGAGAATTTATTATGAGTCTTATTATTTTTATTCATATACAAGAATTACTATAACTGTTTAATACATTTTTATATGTAAATACAAACTAATGGATGCTGTTTACATCAACTCACGAGCTCGTTTGAATTACTTTAGAATAATATAATGTTAAAGTATTGTAACAGAATGAGTTTAGAATTGAAAAAATTTAATATGCGCGAGATTACATTTAAACCTGATGAAAATAAGGGACCTGTAATTGTTATGATTGGGCGTCGTGATACAGGTAAATCGTTCTTAGTAAGAGATTTATTATTTTATCACCAAGATATTCCGGTAGGAACCGTAATGTCAGGAACTGAAGCCGGAAACGGTTTTTATGCCGCCCATGTTCCTAAGTTATTTATTCACGAGGAATATAACACGGTTTTGATTGAAAATATATTAAGACGCCAAAAGACAGTATTGAAACAAGTAAACAAAGAATTAGAACAACATAAGAAAACCAAGATAGATCCTAGATGTTTTGTAATTTTAGACGATTGTCTATACGACCAATCATGGACGCGTGATAAAATGATGAGATTGTTATTCATGAACGGTCGTCATTGGAAAGTCATGTTAATAATTACCATGCAGTATCCACTAGGTATTCCTCCAAATTTAAGAACAAACATCGATTATGTGTTTATATTACGCGAACCATATTTAACAAATCGTAAGAGAATATGGGAAAATTATGCGAGTATGTTTCCCACCCTAGAATCCTTTTGTAGTGTAATGGACCAGACAACGGAAAATTATGAATGTTTGGTTATCAATAACAATGCGAAATCAAATAAATTAAACGAACAAATATTCTGGTATAAAGCCGAAAATCATCCTCCATTTAGATTAGGTGCGAATGAGTTCTGGGAAATGTCAAAGAAACTTGGTTCAGATGACGAAGACGAAGCATATGACCCAAGCAAAGCCAAAAAGAATAAAGGTCCATCAATAAATGTAAAAAAAAGTAAATGGTAATATTGTGTTATGTAGATACAGAATACAATATTAGGAAGGTTATGGGTCATATAGGTCTTCGTTCACCTCGATTTCATCATCAGTATCATATAAATTATCATCAGTATCATATAAATTATCATCTGGCACGTCAGTCATGTGAATGAGCTCATCCAATCTGTTTGCGAAATCCGCATCAAACACGAATGATGTATTGTTACTTGCGTCATGTACGTAATGGTCTTCGGCAACTTCGTCTTCGGACGTATCGTCTTGTACGATTATATATTTAGTAGCCGGTTTTACATATAAAACAGGTTCGGAATATCCGGTGAGAGTAACAAAGGATACATATTTTTTTCGATTCACTAACGAAAACACCTTTCTCCCAATAGTAGGGCAGTTCTGGATGATATCATTCATTTTACGATTCATAATTGTATAGTGAATGCGCCGTTTGCTACCATCCAATGTATATTTGAAATGAAGGAAATGAATAACTACAGATTTAAATGATTCAATTAGAAATTTATCTGGAAATTCTAAGTCTAACTTGATTTTCGGAAAACCCTGTATCATATCGTAGATAGATTCAACTACTTCATCTTCGTCTTCATTCTGTATAAATTGGTTAATATAGGTATCACGTATAACAAGTTGATTGTTTTTCTCGAAGACGGATAGATTGAATTCGCATAGAAACAACTGGTATATGACATTGGGAAGAATTGCCAATTGATTTTTCATCGCAAAATATATATTATACAAGTTACTAATTGAAAATGGAATTCCACTATACGGATTTTTAGGGGTGATTGGTTCTGAATAAAACATAGGTGAATTGCAGACCGCAGAAATAATAATTCGTGAAAGGTCTTGTAGTGTAAATAAATAGCTACAATTCGTTTCATACAATCGAAACATATTTTTCTGAGACGAGAGTATGGGAGCTAAAAACAGGTCGTTGGTAACCTTTATTTTTGAGTATCTAGATTTAATATGTTTGGCAAGAGTATTGAACGCCCAATAAGTTTTCTGGACCTTACAAAAAAAGTCTAGAAACAAGCCTCTATTTTCATCGGAGAAAAACAAATTATCAATATACGTTCTTTTCAATTCTTGAAACTTAGATTGGTCTGTAAATACAAACACAGCTTTTACAAAATCTATATGTATATTGGTTTCTATTGTATGGGTATTGAATATGTGCGACATATACGATTTGATAGTATTATTGTCAATACTATCAATACTAATATCTGGTGTGTATTTTACATCCTTTATAAACTGCTTATGTGTTATGTAGGTGAAAGATTTCATATTATGCATGTTATGTACTATTGATTATAGTTCGAACCATTTATATCTTTTCTATATATTATGTAAATTCGGAGGTAGAAAATTGGAAATATGTAGAAAATTGATTTAAAAATTATAGATGGTTGTATAACATTAACAATATTGAAGTCATGTCTGACAATAAAGTCGTTAATGATGTTTTTACAAAGAAAATATCTGTTCCGAAACCAATTTTAAAATGGGTTGGTGGAAAAACGCAAATCATGGATACAATTATAATGGGTTTTCCGACTGAAATGAATAATTATCGGGAAGCATTTTTGGGAGGAGGTAGTGTATTACTAACATTATTATCCTATGTAAAAAATGGAACGATAAAAATACATGGTAACATATATGCGTATGATTTGAACGAGCCATTGATTCATATTTACAAAAACATTCAAACTCAACATACCGAATTATATGATAAACTTGAATATATCATTACTGAATTCAATGCTTGCGGTAATGGTGAGTTAAATCGAAAACCAAGTACGATAGAAGAAGCAATGGTATTAAAAGAAAATTATTACTATTGGATAAGAAGTGAGTATAACAAATTATGTGTAACCCATAAAAAGGGTGTTTTAGGTTCTGCGATGTTTATATTCTTAAATAAAACATGTTTCCGAGGTGTATTTAGAGTTGGACCAAACGGGTTTAATGTTCCTTACGGACATTATAAGAATCCAGAAATCATCAACAAAGAGCATTTGGCTGTAATACACGAGTTAATACAACCCGTAATATTTGACTGTTGTGATTTTAATACATCATTAACAATGGTGGAGGAAAATGATTTTGTATATCTTGACCCTCCATATGCCCCAGAAACAAATACATCATTTGTAGGATATACTGAAAAGGGGTTTAACATAGAACAACATACCAATTTATTTACACGAATACATAGTTTAACTGAAACAAATAAAAAAGTTATGTTAAGTAATGCGGATGTAAGTTTAGTGCGTGAAAACTTTACAAATGAAAACTACAATATATTGTCAATATTATGTAAACGGTCGATAAATTCCAAAAATCCAAACGCGAAAGCAAAAGAAGTGATTATTAAGAACTATTGAATCCCTACAATATAGGTGATACCAACTCACTAAAACGCATATATTGGATACCCCATGAATTCGCCAACTCTAACACTTGTTTAGTTTTGGGAGTTATATTTTCCCCAAAGTATCTTGTTTTACCGATAGTTAGTTCGTCTTCTTGATTTGCTACACAAACAATTCGTAATGGTTTTCCATATAGGTCGGGAATGTTTTGATATTTGATAAATGTACCATATACTTTTTCTCCTGCTGTTCCACTGACCCACCAATTCGATGTTTTTACTTCATACATATATTCGTCTGTCTCCCAATCCGGTTCAAATCCATTTTTACGAACCACTTTTCTAGGACTTTCGCCGCGCAATTGTAGTACATCATATACAAGTTTTTCGCCCAATAATGTGGTCCATTGTCCGTTATTCATCTGCCCTATCATGTCATTTCCCCATTTTTTTTCATTGTCTTGTGCCTCTTTTTTTTGTTGGGCGATAGTTACACCCTTTTTTTTTACAATGGTTGGTGGTTTGATTAGAGCCCATCGAATTCGCTCTTGTAAGTTCGTGTCTGTAACGTGATTGAATGGTTGTATGTGTATGTATTCTTCCTGACTACTCATTTTTTACAATATGCATCCAATGTATATTGTAAAATCAATTTTTAGTTGTTATCAAGAGTGTGGTATTCGAATTACTCTTCCTTGGAGTCATCATCGGCAATGGCTAATTCATCCGCTAAGTTAGCCGACTGTGCTGTATTTACCTCACGTGATTCAAAGTCAACATTTTCAGGAACACCATTTAGATTGCCTTCCTCGTCGATTGTTTGTGTAAGAACGTTGCCACTGGATTTAGCTTGTTCTATGTTTTCCATTATAGCCTTTTTCTTGGTTTCACGCACACGTTCCTCAAACTCCTTCTTGGCGAGTTCTTCATTCTTCATTTTCTCTGAGTGTAGTGCGTTAAGTTCCTCCTCCATATGCTCTACCCGTCCAGTCTTGTACGCATCTGGGTCCCAAGGAATCCAAACACCGACGGGACCAACATAAATATCATGATTAGGGTCGCTTTCGCGTAACTTTTTACATTTCTCCTCCGCCTCGTCTTGATTTCCAAAAACACCGCGTATCTTCAGACCACGTACAGATGTCTGGAAAGCATGTTCGCGGTTAAATTGTTCGTTTAGTTTATCCTCCTGCTTATCTAAGAAATTCTTGTAATCATCCTCAATTCCACTTTTCTTTAGTTTATCCGATTCTTCCTTGACAAAATCATTGAAATCGCCGATTAACGTTTCAACATTAATGTTGTGCTTGTACGAAATAAAATGGATGAATTCAAAATATCTTTCCATAGATTTAGAGAATTCCCAGTTTTTGATGAACTGGTTGAATAGATAGACTTCGCGCTTTTCTAAGATTTTCTCGGGTGAGACGAACGACATACATGCGAACTTCTGACCTGCGATAGGCTGGTCTTCATCACATAGGTCTACATACTTTGAATTCAAAGAACCGTCGGTATTCATTTTCTTCTCGTATCCAGACATTTTAGGAATATACAAAATATACAGACGACTATTTAAGTGATTTCAACTATTATTATTAAATTATTATTAAATTAGTATATTTTTTTTGTTGTAGTATAATATAAACGAAATGTTTGACTTAAATGAGTTAGTAAAGCGTGCTATTAAGTACTTAATTGAGGGTCTCGTTGTTGCTCTTGCTGCCTTCGCTATCCCCAAGAAGCAGCTTAACGTTGAGGAGATTATTATTATTGCCCTCACTGCTGCTGCCACATTCAGCATCCTTGATGTGTTTATCCCTGCTATGGGTTCTTCTGCTCGCGGCGGTGCTGGTTTCGGTATTGGCGCTAATTTGGTGGGTGGACTTAAGATGGCTGCATAAATAAAAAAATTTTATTGAAATAAATATGTAATTCAATAAAATAGTAGGTGTAATACGCCCAAAAACAAACATGTACCATATGCAATTAAGCATCATAATATGGATTATCGTGTATTTTCATTCCACAATATTGTTTCGGCTCTTCTTTATAATCAACTGGATTGTGTATACCAGCTTCCTTAGCACATTCAAGTAGGAACTTAAAATTACTCCAGAATTCGCTTTTGTGACCTATTGATTTTGTCATTACATGTGATAATTCGTGGATAGCTACAAACGTTAATGTGCTCTCGTCAATTAAATTATCATTATCTTGCTTCTCTTTATTCAAACAGAATGCTACCTTCTCGCCCTTATTCTCACTATATGCAGTGTAACTACTTGTAGGGAGGGTTTCCATAATTTTCTTAGGATTGAAGTTAGCATGTAGCCGTTTAACATTTTCCTTGTCGGGATATTTGTTCGTTACGTAGGTAACCAATTCCTTACATTTACCAGCTATCTTTGCGAGTAAGTCGGCTGCCTTTTCTATATTTTCTCTCTCGCGTACGCAATATTTATTACCATCAACCGAAGATACAATACATGTTAATTGAAAACTTTCGTAGTTTTCGCGATATACATAATAACTCGTGCTTAATATAAACCCGATGATAAAGTAGCCTAAAACGTCTTCGCTTCTCATTATACATAATCGCGATAAAAATCTACTTCCCCTGAAATATATTGTATAACCGTAAAAAGGTTATATAATATCCTAGTAAACTGTAATCTATTTATGCCTTACCAATCTCCATAGGTTGACGGGTAGAATCACCTTCAATGGTGCTCTGGTTCCATGGACCAATATCAGCCTTGGCAATTACAGGGTCGGAACGAAGTTGAAGGTTCGCGTTTCTCATGGACTGACCGATGGTATCAAGACCAATGTGGTAACCTGCGTCAAGAAGGTCGGGCATCTTTACGCCCTCAGCATCAACATTCGTAGGGTTTAAGTTATTCCACTCGCTATTTTTATCAGTAGGTAACAAATCGGTAGGATTCGCTACGGGCTGAAGAGCATAACCAGCCTCAGTCTTACCCTCCGAAGGCTTGGGGTCTTCGGTAGCAACAGCGTCAGCATTCTCGTCTACACCATTCTCATTGGTACCATCCTCCATGGTGTCGCGTACCATCTTCATTTGTCCGTTATAGGACATTAATCCCCATATAGCGATTATAGATATAATTAATACTAACAACATCTTTGGTGAAAAAAACTTAGCAAGTCCACGTTGAATATCTTTAAACATTTTGTTTATATAAACGTCTGATAAAAAATATTCACGCTATATTGTAAAAAATCGCTAAAATATAATGATTAGTCAGAATCATTCTCGCTAATTATACTTTCAGTATCCATATCTAAATCACTCGTATCACTATCAATATCATTCAACATGTATGTATTTTTAATATTCTTTGCTTCTAAATATGAAGATAGGGCTAGTTCTTTCGCCATCCTTGCTTTTTGTCTGGCATCCCGATACATTTTATAGTATACTTCGTTGGGTTCTCTTAAAGTGAGTTTATCGTCGGTAGGTAACTCTTCTAAAGTAAATACTACTTCTTCCATTGAATTATCAGTAATCTCGGGCACGATTTCATTGATTTGTGGGGTATCATCTACAACTATCTCTGTGTGTATGTTGTCCTCATCAATAACATCTTCAATAACATCTGTAATTCCGGAATCATGGACGATAGTCTCTTTTTCTGTATTTTTTCCTAAATTATTTGTGGGGTTATCATTCTCTGGTGATAATATCTCATCGTGTTCAATAGTAGACACAATATCATTCATCGCATCGGTTACTAGTAAGGATGGATTGAGTTCATTCACATCGCTGGTAGGTGTTTCCATTTGGCTACTCGGTTCAACGTCAATATTATCAATAACCGGTTCTTGTAATGGAACATTCACTTTTGTCTGTATAACACATTTATCAAACAGTTTAAATTCCTCGGGTCGCAGGACTAAAGCTTGTTTCATTTCGATTTCTATTTGAAAACTCCTGGCAGAACATTTGATACCTTGAATTTCAAGAACATTCATAAGTTTCATATCTTCTTTAATGGTTGTAAAATCCACTACATTCTCGTCTTCATCATATATCTTGATGGATGGTTTTTCCAATGCGGTAGGTATGTTTGTTCGTATTATGTAAAATTTCCCGGATTTATAAATCTTTAATGGAGATGTAAAATAGTTTTCAATATCCGCCTTTTCCATGTTACCGTCAAACCAGGAGTCGCGATGGTTGTAAATATACTGAATACAGTGTTCTTCTAATTTTTCAAACCACTGAATAATGAACTCATCTTCATTCGTAAAAAGTAGGTCAGTATAATATTTCCTACCATGTTTTACAAACCCATTACGCGTGTTACATGTAGGAGGTTGTATATATATTGGACTGTTCTCCTTTTTGAACCGTATAAAATAATTACCACCGGAAATCAAAGTCGGCTTTGATAATATTAGGCGTGTGAAGTCAAAATCGCGTAACTTTCCATTGGTATCGTATATTTGCTCCATAATAATTTATATGTCCGGTTCTCTTTATTATAATTTTATCATTAAACATTAGTTTTACGTTTGAACTATGGGTATCATTTCTTTGACTTTTGTATTACGGAATGTATGCGAAGTTTACGGGATAGTTGTATAGAATTTTTTCAAGACGAGAACATAAAGCGAGATTTACGGGAAATAGCAAAACCAATCCTAAATACAATATACGACGAATTGAACGTGTACGTATGGATTGTATTTGTTTATAATATATTTTTGATTTTTATCATTTTAGCGAATTTGTTCTTATTGATTCGTCTATTGAGGTATTCAAATAAAGTATCTTATATAGATTAATATGTGCTTTTATACTATAATGGCATCCCACAAGACAAATAAGCGTTCATACAAAAAGCGCCCTGTTAAAAAAACAACCCAAAAAGGAGGTGATATTCAAATATTTGGATATGTATGCAAAAAAGAAGATAACAAGGAAGATAAGATAGATGTAGAGGAAGATGTTATCGAAAATGAAATAGACGAGAACGACAACGTGGATGAGGATGTTGATGCTGATATGGATGAGGATGCTGATGCTGATATGGATGAGGATGCTGATGAGGAGAATGACGAAATGCCAGGTGGCGGTAAGAAGAAACGTAAGTCTAAAAAATCGACAAAGAAAGGTAACAAGAACATGAAAAAATCACGTAAAACTATGAAGAAGAAGAAAGGTAAATCAGAATGGACGACATTTGTTACCGAACTATACAAAAAAAATAAAAAAACAAATCCTCTTTATATGTTTAAGAACGCATTAAAGGATGCTGCAAAAATATACAAAAAGTAATCCATCGGTAGAACCAAGTAAATAATGTATTTAGTAATATTACAAATGGATAATATTACTAACATCAATCAAAGCCTTACTCTCTATTCAAATAAAAATGAACGAGAACTATTAATAGATAACGTGAAAAACTGGGTAATTCTCGACCAAAAAATACAAATGATTAATGAAAAAACGAAACAAATCCGAGAGCTCAAATCAACGATTACTACTGACATATGCAATTATATGAAACGGAACAATATAACATCCAATATAGGTATTAGTAATGGAGAACTTCGCATGTATGATAAGAAAGACTACAAACCGTTAACGTTTATGTATGTAGATAAATGCTTACGTGAAATTATAAAAGACAAAACGCATGTTGACTATATAATAAAATACTTGAAAGATAACCGAGAAATCAATATATCGCCCGACATTAAACGCGTTATGACAAAATAATAAATGTAGACCCTAATATATAGAATGTTTAATATTGATTCATCCGATTTTCAAAACTACATATTCAGAAAAGATATTGCGGGAGATGTCATAACTGGTGGATACCCTATAAACAATTTAATAAGTATGGAGAACAGTGAACGTTCAATGTTGGGAGGTTCTAATACTATAGGAACATCTCGTTTTGATGGACTAGTGGTCCCCCTAGGGTTATCAGTAGACCCAAAAACGATTTTGGGTGGATGTTCTCAATTGTCTCCTATAAAAATGATAAATAATAATGAAATAATAGATGATAAATTCTTTAATGAACTGTTTGGAAAGGTAAAACATAATAATGGCAACAACAAGACCAGAAAGAATAAGAAGAAATAAGGAGAGTAATATGAGAACCTATCAAGTCAATGCATATTCAAGAAACGTGTATTTCGCCAGTACCAATAATATCTTACTTGTAACGACCATGATACCTACAAACAAACACTGAAGCGTCTTATCACTTGGTGTTAATTTACTATACGACGGCGTCCATGTTGAAGTCATCGCATGTATCATATTATCATCTAAATAGAACGACTCTATAAGGGTTATAGGACAATCATGATATATAATATTCATGGTTAATACCATAAACAACAACATATTTATCATTATCAAAATAGAAACATCATTTGTCATCATAGTAATAACTAAAGGTAACGAGAACATTACCCAATGTAAAAATAGTAAAATCCACTTTATAGGACTTTCGTATAAACATTGTATTATGTTGGGGTATATCATATCTAAATTATAGTTGCATTGTAATTTAGATAATATTACGAATAAATCAACTTAGTAACGAGACCAGTTATCATTGTTGAAAGAATTCAATTCCAATTTCTCAGGATTTTTTTTCCAATATTCTATTTTCTCTTGTAGTTCCTTATCCTCCGCAGTAAGAGGGGTTGGATGGCTTTGTTGCGCTTCCAATCGTTTTAAATCGTTTTCGGTGGGGGTTGGTTTTTTACCATAACAATTTACACCGAACTTGATATATGGGTTATCAATATAACCACCATTCACTCCAGGACGTCCACAATTGTTCTTCTTTTTAGGCATTTTTTGTAATTTATCCCAAGTGCCTTTTTGTGTAGGGAAGAATGCCATTTGTCCGTCAGACCAGCCATAATTACACCATTCAGCGCCGTTATTATATGCGGCTTCAATCTGGTCGTAGGTGGCTATTTTAGCACCGAAAGAACTACATACTGCTTGTGCGTCCTCGTATGAATATTTATTGTTAGATACATTAAACACTTCGTCTTGTTCTATTGGTATAACCGGAATTTCAGTAGTACCTTTCTCTACTTCTTCTTCTTCTGGTGTGGAAGTTCTTAGAAAATCAACAATGTTAATATCAAATGTTTTTTTCATAAATACCACTATAGCGGTTAACAGAAGACTAATCCAGGCAGTGCTTTCTACTAAGGAAACAAATATGGGTTTTGTAGAAGAAGACATAGGTATTCGGAATAGATAAACAACAATGTAAAGAGAAACAATAAATAACGGAGTAGATACAAGGTTATTTGAATCTTCTAAAAATAACAATACATTATCATATAGCGCTATCAGGTCATCAGTAATTTGTTGTTTTGGTTTGGATGTATAGTAGGAAACGGCAAAAATAAAAACACTGACAAAGAATATAAAATCCAAGGTTCTACCTAAATTCTGTTGAAATTCCCCGGGTTCTCTGCCCTTGTTAAAAAACATTCCTAAAACATAGTAGACAACAACGTATATGGCTAAAAACCATATCAATAAAAACATATTTGAACTAGTAAGATACTGGGATGTGATGTCTTTTACAGGTAGTGTACTATCTTCCTTAGAATCCTTGTCTTCTTTAGAATCCTTAGAATCCTTATCTTCCTTAGAATCCTTAGAATCCTTAGAATCCTTGTCTTCCTTATCTTCCTTAGAATCCTTGTCTTCCTTAGAATCCTTAGAATCCTTGTCTTCCTTATCTTCCTTATCTTCCTTATCTTCCTTAGAATTATTATCTTCATTAGTAGTTTTACCATTAGATAAGTCAAGTAAAGGTTTGGATTTTTCGTTACTCTGTTTTGTAGAATCGGTTTCTAAATTTTGAGAATTATATTTCATTGTAGTCATGTTTTATATTATAATTAGTTATTTTTTTTACGATAAAAAAGACAATATGCCATAGATGTTACTACTTTTGAAGGGTCATCCACTTGTTCTATTACATTATCATTGAAATGAATCCATTTACCACTCGCGTGTTTTACGAACGCAGTATAATGTCCTCCATTAGTCCCTCCGTTATGATTACATACGCCGTACAAATCATATACATATGATTTGGGATTGTATCCAAGGACATACTTGGATAGATCTAGGTCATTTACCGGAAAGTCTATCTTTGTGTTTATTTTACGACGACCATCTGGAGTAAATCGTTTTAAAACAATCACTAAAATTTTTGGAAAGTTCCAAAAAATAACATTCTTTTTAACAGCTTGTTTTTCATTCGTTTTTTCATTGAACCACGCGTTATCTCCATCAAGAATATCTGGTTTTATAAACAAATTCAAGCATTCATATAACGATGATTTCACTTTATTTGCTTCTATAATAGGTAAGTCTAACATAAAATAGGATTCAGGTTTTAATACGAGTGATTTAGTACCCTCAATGTCTGTAATTTGATTAGCGTAAATTCCATAATAAAGGTCAATTATTTCAGAATATTCCTTATCACATAGATTTTGAAGTAATTTATAACATTCAACCGCCAGTTTATCTTTCATATTTACCACCTTCCCTGATATTCGCATTTTAACACTACGAGAAAGACTCGTATGCATACAATCTATAATAAACATGAAAAATTCAGGCATGTCGTTTTGCGTGTATCCAGTAAACAGTTCCTTTCCTTTTTTATTAGCAAGTTCATGCATAATAGTAACAAACTTTTTGGGTTTTACTACACCATTACCACTCCACATTACTCGTCGTAACTCGTCCCATGCAATCGTCGCTTGACTTTCTACGGTATCCCTTTTAAGGCATTCCGTATATTTATCTGAATCCAAGAATTCATTTAATTCATAGGTATGATTTATTATCTGCATACATGAATTTAAAAAACATGTATTTCCCAGGTTTTCCATTCCAGTATTTCCATTATTGGTATATTTAGATAAATCCATTTGTAATAAATGTATATAGATATTTCTTTACACCATTTATAACAATTATACTTTACATGAGTAACCCTCTAAATTCATTTGATTATCCACAATCCCCAGGGAATGAACCACAAACGGTAAGTGACGCAACAAATATACACCACAATTTAGTTCGTGGTATGCATGATGTGATGATTGGATATAATAGCGTGATAACTACTTATAACCAAAACATATCAAGATATTTATCAACTATAGACGAATATAGACAAGACCTGAATATTGCACGAAATCATGGAAATCCCACATCTATACCATCTACCCCTATAAGACCGAGAAGACATATAAGACCGAGAAGCTCCCCCATGAGGCATAATACAAATACATCGTTTCCCCAAACACCAATCTATGGAACTACTCAATCTACTACATTTACTTCTCCGACATCATTATTTTCAAATATATTTTCATTGCCAATCCCAAGTAATCCTATTAGACAGTATGAAGATGTTATTGTTTCACCGACACAACAAGAAATATCAAATGCCGTAGAGATATTTAATTACAGTGAAGATAACCCATCTCCTCATAGAAGATGTCCTATTACGATGGATGAATTCAATATGGACGATAGAGTGACAAGAATACGTCAATGTGGACACATGTTTCATGAAGATGCTATAAACAACTGGTTCAGAGTAAACGTTAGGTGTCCGGTGTGTAGATATGATATTCGGGAATATACAAATGCTACAACCAGAACTAGTGTAGATACATCTAACAACACTACGAACGCACAAGACCAATCTATAGACCAGCTTACCAATCAGATAACTATGGAAATAACAAACATGTTGACTCAAGCATTAGGGAGTTCGGCACAAACTACTACCAACGATGTTTCGCAAAATTCAGTATTTACATTTGATATACCAATAACAATCACCAGCTCTTATGAGAATGAATATGATGAGGACGATGAGATAGAAGACATTGAGGATGTAGAATAAAAAAAATGTGACAATTATACATTATGTGTCACATTTTTACATGGTATTGAACTGGATTCGTTTACTTAGGCTTGGTAAAGAATGTATCTAATGTTTGAATACGGTTTTTAGTATTGTATATTTTGCTAAGGACTTTATCAAACAATAGAATCTTTATCTTCGCACTACACATTTTTTCTTTCTTTTTCATGAATGTTTCTAAGTCATGCCCTTCAGATTCTAATTTTTTTAGGTCTCTATTAAATGTTTTAATTGCGGACTGTTTGTTCTGCATCGTCCATATTTGTTCTAATGCCAATCCAAACAATTGTTGTAATGGTTTCATCAACTGATTTGTAATATAGTGGGTATAATCAATCTGTAACTTGTTATCTACAATGTATTCAGGTGTTTCTATTTTATCCCCCATTAGTGCTTTCGGTTTGTCATTGACAATAAATACAAACTTCATTCTATCTCCGGGTTTCGGTTTATTTCCTGGGTCACGTTGTCCTATACGATTCGCTAATACATTGTGACCTATTTGGTTTGGATTTTTATAATATCCTTTTAGTGCTTTTGTAATCATCAATTTATCCATACTGACTTTACCGTCAATTAAATCTTGTAAAGCCGTCTCTAAATACTTAATCGCATCCTCTACATTATTCCCTTTCATAAGAATATTCAATATATCTCCGTATACATCCTTTAAGTAGTCACAGGAGTCACGTCGTTTGATTGATAACCCCATATACTTCAAGTACCCCTTATTTGGGTCATCTTCGTATAAAATACCAACATATCTCTTTTTAGAAAGCAATATGAAAGGCATGAGGGTTTTCTCATATTCTAAGAACATAGGGGCTTTCAAGTAATTACTACATACAACTTCTATGTCTTTAGATATTTCAATCGTTCCTTCTAATGCTTTTTTACCGCGAATCTTTTCTCCAGTTTCCGGGTCTTCCAGGTTCAATGTATAAAACACAGAATCGGTATCACCGTAAATATATTCGGCACGACATCTCATGGGACCATGACACTTGGTATCATATACTAAGTCTCCGTAGATTTCTTCAATCATTCGTCTAGCATACATAATCATCATACGTCCAGTTGCGGTAGTGGACGCAGCAACATCCTTTTCATAAAAGGTAGAGGTTCGTGCCCCACATTGACCGTATAATGAGTTTGCGGTTACTTTATACCCCAGTTGTCTTTTATCCAGGATATTTTGCATAAATGGGTCTTTCTCAGTCTTTATCATTTTGCGGGTATCTTTTCGGGCTTTCAATAGCTCTTCTAAAATAGAAGGCATAATTGATTTTTGATTGTCTGGTAACTGAGCCCATCTACACGTCATACGTCCAACTTTTGTCTTTACTTTTCGCGATAACGGATTTGCCGGATTTCTTAGGTATTCATAATTATCATAGTCAATGTCAATGTATTGATAGTCTGGTAAATTGTCATATATGAAATTCCCAGCTTTATCGCGTTCGCCCGTAACGTGTATTAAATTGTCATCCAAATCATACGTTTTCGTCCATACCTTACTATCGTGGGAATAATTTTGACTAATCATTGAAGACGGATACAATGAAGAATAATCTACACATGCTACCGGGTTATCCATATACATAGAACACTTAGGGGGAAGAACAATTGCGCCTTCATACCCTTCTTCCTTTACTGTCTTTTCCAGATCGGGCATAAGTGTGTTTTTTTCACGGCATTTTTTAGCAACATAACTGGTTAGCTTGATACCTTGTCCTCTGAATATCAGGAAATTAATGGGAACGCTACAAATACTTGCCATCTCTGTATATCCAGTAATAACATCGATTTTATTCATCAAATGATGGACGAGGTTACAATCTTGAATACAATATTTCGCAACAATTGCTCTGTCGCTCGATGAACCATTCGCTAATCTGAAAATATCTTGTGGAGTTACGTCATCTTTCGCGGTTCCCCATTTGAGTGTTTTATTACCTTCAATCCCAGTCTCGTGATTTGCTATCATAATAACATTAAACGTAGTGGTTTTGTCATTATCGGTAACCTCTCTACCAAATTCAATATCGATAACTTTGAACTTCTGACCGTTCTTATAGTAATTTGTAGTAACTCCGCTAAACTCAATATGAATATAATCGTTTTTATGTAGTCCGGCTAAGTTCTTACTATACAGTTCGGTAATATTACCATGTACTGGATGGGAACAACATACCACCTTTTTGATACTATCGCTTATATATTGTCCGGCAACATCATCTAATTTATAGGACGCCAAATTAAAATCACGTCTGAAATATGCATACATATCAATTTGTAATCTACCTGTCATTTTGAAATACCTCAAATCGTAATCTCCACTTGCGATTTGCATTTTGGTGTTTTCAATATTCAACTCTCGGGTATTTCTATCTTCCTTCGCGCACATTTCATTGATTTTTCGCGATAGTTTTAAGAATTCACGCTCACATTTATTCTCTTGTGCTCTACGAAACATGAACTCATAATCAAACCCAAAGATGTTGTATCCAATCATGATGTCTGGATTTTCATTTTGAATCAACTTAGCCCATTTTAATAATACCTCTTTTTCGGTTTTTGCGGTTTCAATAATAGTTCCATCTACATCATCGCATGTGTTAAGAACAACGCAGTGATTCATATACGGTTCAGAATCACCATATTTCATAAACGTTGAGCCGATGAAAGTAACCTTGTCTCCCTCAAGTGGTGGAAACATTAGCGTGATTACTTCGTTGGATAGTTGTATCTTTTCTTCACGGTCATATTTATCACTAAGTAATATATCTATAATGGTAAACTTTTTATTCGCTTTCACTTTCTTTTCATAAGGCTTATATGTATAACTGTTACCCTCTCCATTCTCGTGTTGACCCATTTCATCACTATCTCCACCAGTGCCTTGTGTTTGATATTCTTGGTTTATTTTATCAAACACCCGGTCAATTTGGAGTATTTTTGAATTCTCATCATTGGAGTGTTCGTTTTTCGCTTTCTCCATAGAGGTTTTTGAAAGAGCATCAATCTTATCCTGAATGTACTCCTTCGTAACCTTTGCTTTTGGATAAACTAAATCAATATCATCAAACTTACCAAATCCAAAAGCCGCCATGATACACTTTTGCATTAATGTGATGCTATTAGTCTTGTCTAAAAACCGCAGTTGTTGTAGGAATGCGTCAACTAGGTTGGCAGCAAAACGTTTATAGGTTTTAACTGGAATAGGAAAGTCCCCGTGACTACTACTTGCTTCAATATCAAAACTACATATTTTGAACGGAACGCGCGTCTCCTTTTCGGGCATAGGAGTAATATCCTTTAACGAACATTTATATTCGTACTTGCATGTAGTAGTAGAAATTGGTGGCTTTATCATACGCGATGTATTAAATGAAATCCACCCAGATGGGCTTACGGCATTAACGTGGAAATATCTCAATAAGGGGGGTATATTGCTCTCATAGAGTTCAATTTCCATCTTTTTAGATACGAGGTTTGTACGTTTACGAATATTTTCACCCGTACGTTCATCAACAATATAATCAAACCATAGATTCTTGGTTTTATTCATACTGGTTGTATTTTTAAAGACGAGTTTTATAAACTTGTGCTTTCCTCCACCAGAGAATCCGTATAATTTATGGTGTTCTACGAGGGTTGATGAAATGATAGAGTCTTGAAACATCTTCCCCACCTTTTTCTTCAACTCATCTACAAAACAACGTTTATCGTATTCCGTCCAATTGTCACCAACCTTTACAAAGAAGAATGGAGTGTAGTCTTCGACATATAAACAACATGTCTCGCCCTTTTCGTTAACACCGAACATTTGTATGATGAAGGATTTTTCATCTTTCATCGGTCTATACTTGTTTTCATTGGAATCATCACTATCTCCTCCGTCATCCGCTGATGACGCTTTCTCTTCATCATACACATTGAAATCAAACAACCGAAATGATTTTCGGATACCCATCTTTTTCGCGGTGTTGGACGGCATTCTTGCGTATTTTGTTCCTACTAATATATACCCGTTGGTTTTAGATTTTTTATTCAAACTATTATATATAATGCAATCAATTTTTACAATGTATATTATGTATCACACATTGTAAGATTAGCGGGATTTAGACCGAATGCTTCTATTGGACGCTCTTAGTTTGGATTTGATATATCCTCCATAGGTTGCCTTCGCCCATTCCGTCATCGCATCTGCGGTTCGGTTACCTCCATAGTAATCGGCACGACCATTTTGTATTTTAAATAGTGTTGGATATCCGTATATTTCAAGATGTTCTCCGTTTAATTTCTGTTCTTCAAGGGTTTTGAGCTTCATGTCTTTATCAAAATCAGAGTCTTCTATTTCCATCGTTTCAACATCCGCCCCCAATCGGTTTTTCATTTCATTCCATTCAGGTTTCATCGTTTGGCAATGAGGACACCAATCGGCATAAACGAGAACTAACTGACTCTTTTGTTGGGGTTTGGTACGTTTCGTTTTTGGCTTTGTCTTGGTATTAGACTTTGGCTTAGTGTTTGCCTTTGCGGTTTTATTCTTCTTTGTATTTTTTCGTTTAATAGATTTGTTTTGTTTGGTTGATTTGGTCGGTGCCATTATACAATAGGAATAGAAAATCTATTGAAATCAATCTTTTCCTAATATATATTATATATAATCATTATGAAAAATACCCAGTTATTCGTCATACTTTTCTTGTTGATAGTATTTGTCATTGGACTGTTTGCAACTATGTATTTCAACCCAAATAAATCAAATATAAACGATGATATCGAGAACATGGAACCCGCGCAACATTCAGGATGTCCGGATATGTTGGTAAAAAAAGGACAATCTTTAGCACTTTACAATACAAAGCAACCCGTCAGTGAAGGACGTAATCCTATATTATTTCAAAGTTTAGATGATTATATTAATTTTGTACGAAGCCAAGAACAAAAAGGAGTTCAGTGTCCCATCCTATATTTACAGGAAGAGGTAAATACACAAGGTGAGAACACATATCGTGTGCGACCAAGTCCATTTGATTTACAAGGTGGCTTACCAGTGAACAACCAAGAAGTTGTAGATATATCCGACGCAAATCGCATGAACTATCCATACAACGAGAACAACTACGCTGGATTTGACCCAGAAGGACAATATGTAGGAATTTATACTAATTTAGATGCTATTCATGATTCGACTAAACAATCCAGTAGTAGTAGTGATAACCCAATGGACCCGAATTGGGGAGGTATCGAGTATACGAGAGATGCAGTAAAATCTGGTAAATATGAAGACCGAGAAATTACGAAACCCGTATTTGGTAGAACGGTAAACACATCACTTATTCCCGAACTACCCTCTAATGTAGAGAAACCAGTAGATATTCTTTAATTGTATGTTTTCATAGAGAACATAAACATACAATTAGTCGGTGGAAGTAGGAGTTTCCAGTTCAATCGCAGCGGTAGATTTGGTAGACAATAAGTACTGACGTATATTTTCTAGGGAGGTTTTACTAATTTTACGGACCTTTCCATTTGAAGTTACGGTCAATGTATCAATACATTGCGGATTTGATTGCAACTCTTGCATGAAATGATTGAATGACGAGAAGTTACTCATAATAGCCATGGCAGTTACCGAACTAATACCCGGAATTTGACATAATACGATTTCACCAATGTTCTCGGGAGTAACGTTTTCTTTCTTTACCTTTTTTACTACAGAACAATAATTACTACCACTAGGTTCTTCGTTGGTTGTATCATTTGTATTATTGGTAGTATTTGTATCTTCTTGGTCTCTCAGTCGTAATGTACCCGCAAACGTTTGTGTCAAATAATATGGAATGCGTCCTTTTCCAAATTCGCGTTCTATCTTATCAGCAGTATAAATCAACCATTCGGCAGTTTCATCCACCGTGGAGGTTTTATATAAGCTAAACCCTTTGAAAAAATGTAAAGAAGTCATAGAAGAATATACGATTTTCTTCTCGAGTGGAGTCCTCAGTTGTGAAAATAAGCCTTCTAATAAATACACTATGGAATGCAGTGGATAACCAGAGGAATGTATTAGCCTGTATGATTGTTCTTCATATCTACCATCCTTGATGGATGCTAATAAATCATTGTAGGTTTTACGCTCTATTAGCATCACCTTTTTGCCTTCATCCGTTTCAAGAAGTATATCACCAAGGGGCAGCACCCGTTTCTCTAAAATAGCAAAGGATGGAGTTTTTAAACTGCTAAGTCTTGCGTCTAACCTATCATATAATGCACGTTCTCGTTCATCAACAATTATTTTCATGATAAGAATATAATAAGTATGTAAACTTTATTATATTGTTTTAAAAAATGTTATTTAACGCCAGACCATGGGGCTAACACCAATGGGGCGGGAAACCTTAACATTGGGGTTGGCAGTTGTAGCAACTTTGGCTAAACCATGGCTTGCGAAACGAACGCCTAAAGCGCTCGAACCACCGATGTGAATGGCGGCATATGCGTCCTTTCCAACTTGGTGAGGGAGACCTGCCTTCTTACTACCTCCGGCGGAGTTTTGGTTAACAATACTGGCTATAGCCGAGACTTTTTTAGAACCACTTAATACCATAATTATATATTTACTAAATATTTTATTACACCCGAATATAATATAATAAAATGATATAGAACAATTGTTACATACAACAGTATAACATTCATTTTATTACCCGTTAAGAATAAAATGAATACCGATGAAGATATCCGAATTGAAAAGAACGCAAATGGCATCGAGTCGTATGTATTTGACCCATACAACTCAGTGAATACAGTGATTACTGATGCCGAAATACAGAATATGTTGTCAAAATATGGAATAAATGCTAACATCTATAATTCTATGTTATACAAACGCGCGTTCGTACATCGCTCTTATATCAAGCGTCCAGATATTGAAAATGAGTACAATAACATTACAATTGTTCCACAACCAGAAGATTGCTTGCCATTATATACCAAGTCCAATGAAAGATTAGAATTCGTAGGAGATGGTGTGTTGGAGTGTATCACCAAATACTACCTATATAAGCGTTTTCCGAAAGAGAATGAAGGGTTTATGACAGAAAAGAAAATTGCTCTAGTAAAGAACGAAGCTATCGGTAGAATCGCCTATGAAATGGGATTACATAAATGGTTAATTATCTCTAAACATGCGGAAATAAAGCAAATCCGGACGAATTTAAAGAAATTGGGGTGTCTATTTGAATCATTTATAGGGGCTATGTTTTTGGATTTCAACAAAATATCGGTAACGGACGACGAGAATTGGTTTAAAGATATTTTTGTCACTGGTCCCGGATTTCAAATGGTACAGGTATTCGTGGAATCCGTATTTGAAAAACATGTCGATTGGATTAGTTTGATTAAGAATGACGACAATTATAAGAATATCTTACAGGTAAAAATCCAAAAGGAGTTCAAAGTAACACCTCACTATATGGAAGTAAAAGACCACGATTCTGAAACAGGGTATCATATGGGAGTGTATCTATGTCTGGGTCAACCGATTCATAGTGTAAAGCCAAATCAATCCATATCTATTATGGAATTTAACAAATATACGGATATACATCAATATATGTCCCAATATAACCGCATTTTCGTGTTTATGGGCGAGGGTATTCACAAGATAAAGAAAAAGGCGGAACAAATCGCATGTGAAGACGCTATTCGTAAATTAAATAATTTTTAAATTTCAAGGGTGTAACATATTATGAACGACGAAAACAAAATAAATATATAATTTGTATTGTTACTATATACATACTACAAGGAAATGAGTATTCCTAATACATATTTAGAACTTTTACAAACAAAGGTCATGCCAAACACCCAAGAAGAAATAAAAATAAAGTTTAACAATCGGCAACAAATACCTGTTTCTAATTATGTGGAAGATAATGAAAAACTTATTGTAGCGGAGACTTCCGCGCCTGCACCATTTACTATTTTAGATAAACGTCGTAGTTCTACTGTGAATCGTGACATCATTCTTGATAAATTACGAAAACAAGATGTCTTTGCGGTCAAACCGCGCCCAAGTGACATTAATAAAAATCTGTATATTCCAAAAGATATTCCAGAGCCGGTGTTACTCGACCAAGTAGCACCAAGTAAATTGGATACAGAAATTGTAATTGCGGGACCAAGTGAAGAAGAAAAAGAAGAAAAAGAAGAAATCGAGGATGGTGAAGATGATGCTATCTTTGATATGCCTACTCAAACAGATACTCGCACATTGCCCGAAGAAGAACTACAGACGATTACTCAACTAACAGAGCTAGAGGAACCAGCTAAATTTGAAGACGAAATTCAAGAGGAGAAGGTTCAAGAAATCATTGAAGAACCAAAAAAACGCGGAAGAAAGGCTAAGAAACTGGTAATAGAAGACCCAGACGAACTCCAGGAAGTGGATTTAACCACCGCAGTTATACGTACTCAAACGGTTGCTGATAGATTACCCAAAGAACGCGAGAAGAATATAATTGTTGCTCCCCCATATTATATGAATAATCGTAAATTATTTATTCAGAAATTAAACAAAATTCTTCAACCACGAGAACAGGAACTACTTGATGCGGACGAAAATGTCAGTTGTGATTCTCGAGGCGGGTCTGATGAATTTTCATTACTATCTCATCAACGAATCGTTCGCGATTATTTAAATTTGTATACCCCTTATCGTGGATTACTTTTGTATCACGGTTTGGGCTCGGGTAAAACATGCACTTCGATTGCGATTGCCGAGGGCATGAAGAGTAATAAACAGGTATTTGTTTTAACACCCGCTTCGTTGAAGATGAATTTTTTCAGTGAAATGAAGAAATGTGGTGATGACTTGTATAAAAAGAACCAATATTGGGAGTTTATTACAATTGAAGGGAATCCCGAATATTTGACTGTTTTATCCAAAGCATTATCATTACCGATTGACTATGTTCGTAAAAACAAAGGTGCTTGGTTAGTGAATGTAAACAAAGACCCCAATTTTTCCGATTTGTCTTCTGACGAAAAGACGTCGGTTGATTTACAATTAAATGAAATGATCCGCTCGAAATACAAGGATATAAACTACAATGGACTAAACATGAATATTTTGAATAAGTTGACCGATAATCAAACCCGAAACCCGTTCGATAATTCTGTGGTTGTAATAGACGAAGCTCATAATTTTGTAAGCAGAATCGTGAATAAAATCAAGCAAAAGAAATCAATATCCTATGTTTTATATGACTACTTAATGAAAGCCACTAATGTGAGAATCGTATTATTGTCCGGAACCCCTATTATTAATTACACGAATGAAATAGGTATTTTATATAATATTTTACGTGGGTACATAAAAACGTGGAATATGACGGTTAACGTGCAGACTTCTCAAAAAGTAGATACCAATGCGATTTTAGATATTTTTGATAAGGCAGGACTAAAGACACATGATTACGTAGAATACAGCGGCAATAAGTTGATAATTACTCGTAATCCGTTTGGATTTGTTAATACAAAGAAACGAGGTGTATTAAAAGGAACACAGAAACGAGTTGTAGCAGATAAGCCGAAAACCCGAAAAATAAAAGGAGGTGCTGCCGGAGAAAGCTTTCAACGTTATGATGGTGTAAAATTAGATGAAAGTGGTAATCTAAGTGACGCAGACTTTTTAAAGAAGGTATTGTATATACTGAATAAGAATGGTCTGGACGTACAAGAAAAAACAATAGAAATCAAATTGAATAAATGTCTTCCAGACGTGAAAGAAGACTTTTTGAAAACGTTTGTAAATGAAGACACCGAACAGGCACAGAATATTAATTTATTCCAACGTCGTATATTGGGATTGACCTCTTATTTTAGAAGCGCACAGGAAAACTTATTACCTTCCTTTGTTACAACCGAACAAGGAGACAATTATCATATCGTGTATAATGAAATGACCGACCATCAGTTTGGTGTTTATACCAAAATTCGTAAAGAAGAAGCCGATAGAGAAAAAGCAGCTAAAAAACAAAGAAAGAAACAACCCGACCCGAAACAGGAAGATTTGTTTAGTATTTCATCTACGTATAGAATTTTCTCTCGCGCGGCTTGTAATTTTGTATTTCCCGATGAAATTGAACGTCCTATTCCTACCAAGAACATTGAGAAAATGACCGAAAACGACATGGATGTAGTACCTAGTGGTTCCGTTCAAGAAACTGACCCATACGCAAATCTAGATGACGACATTGATGCTGATTCTAAGATAGATACTGAAAATTATGCGAAACGTATAGAAAATGCTCTTTCAAAATTAAATACAATTGATAGTGATACGGGCAAAAACAAATATTTAACTGGAGATATGTTACAACAGTCAAGTCCTAAATTTTTACAAATACTTGAGAACCTAACCAACCCAGACAATATAGGGTCACACCTGATTTATAGCCATTTTAGAACAATGGAAGGTATCGGCATTCTTCGTCTAATGTTATTGGCAAATGGATTTGCTGAATTTAAGATACGCAAAAATGCGGATGATTGGGAAATAGTAGACGATAATAACGACGCAGGTAAACCAAAGTTTGTGTTGTATACTGGTACTGAGACATCTGATGAAAGAGAAATAATACGAAATGTATACAATGGAGCATGGGATCTTGTTCCTGTAAACATTGCGAATAAACTAAGAGAACAACACGAAAACAATATGTATGGCGACGTAATAAAGATATTTATGATTACTTCTTCTGGTGCGGAAGGTATCAATTTAAAAAACACTCGTTACGTCCATGTTGTCGAGCCTTATTGGCATATGGTTCGTCCCGACCAGGTGGTTGGACGTGCCAGACGCATTTGTAGTCACCAAGATTTACCAGAAGAGTTACGCACCGTCCAGGTATTTTTGTATGTAACCAGGTTCAGTAAAGAACAGAAAACGGATGATAAAAACATAGAAATTCGAATTCGCGATGTTAGTCGTATTGACAAAGCAACCCCGGTCACAACCGACGAAACTCTATATGAGATAGCCAGTATAAAACAGCGTATTAATAATCAAATATTACAGGCGGTGAAAGAAACCGCAATTGATTGTAATATTTATGCGAGAACCGCGAAATCGGGCGAGAATCCAATGGTGTGTTATGGATATGGTAAAATAGAATCTAATGTGTATTCATCATACCCTTCCTTTGAGATGGATAAGATGCAGAAAGAAGGGTTAGATGTAGCTAAATTACAGTGGGACGCACAGAAAGTGAATATACAGGGTACTGATTATGCATTGAAAAAGGATACTATGGAATTATATGATTACACTAGTTATAATAATGCTCTAATCAATCCGAATATGGAACCCAAACGTATTGGAAAACTTGTAAAAGTGGACGGGCAGTTTAAAATCGTTATGTAAATTAGTAATGGTGTAAAATGAAATATTATATTTTCGTAGGGTAAGTAAAATATAATATATGGAGTCTAAAATCCTATTTTCTTTATTATTAAATGACATGTTAATGGTTGTATTAATGAACCCGACGATTCATCTATTTTAAGTCCGCCAGGCGGGGAACCAACTGGGTTATTTATACTTAATATGGATTCTGAACCGCTTGGGGTAGTAATAATTGACATCCCAACTAGACTTCCACCGCCAGATTTACCCACAACCGTTTGTACGAGTTCATTACCATTCAACACGACTATTAATTCACCAGCATTACTAGTTGTCACTTGAAACGTAATCTCAAAAATACAATCCGGTGGCAATGTGAATTCATTTGGACTGGTGCCTTCTTTGCGTTGTATTATGCCAAATGGATTCACAGATGGACTAGGAAAATTAACGGACTCCCCTGGACCAATATCATCTGGATTGTCATTCACTCCACTTTGGCTCATCTGTCCGTAAAAATCCGCGAAACTAGAAGCAAAACTTGGACCAGTAGGACCGGCAGTGCCAGTATCTCCTTTCTCGCCATCGTCTCCCTTTGGACCCGTAGGTCCAACTTCCCCAGTATCGCCTTTCTCGCCGTCATCTCCTTTTGGACCCGTAGGTCCAACTTCCCCAGTATCGCCTTTCTCGCCGTCATCCCCTTTTTGTCCGGTCGGTCCAGTATCACCTTTCTCTCCGGTAGGACCAGTATCACCTTTCTCGCCTGTGGGTCCATCGCACCCCGGTTCGCCACAATGACCGGTAGGTCCGGTATCGCCTTTCTCGCCAGTATGACCGTCATCTCCTTTCTCGCCAGTAGGTCCGGTATCACCTTTCTCGCCGGGACATCCAGGTTCTCCGCAATGACCGGTAGGTCCGGTATCGCCTTTCTCGCCAGTAGGTCCGTCGTCTCCTTTTTCGCCAGTACGACCAGTATCACCGTCATGTCCGTCACAACCGTCGCGTCCATCATACCCGTCGCGTCCTCTTGCCCCAGTTGGTCCAACTGGTCCTTCTTCCCCTTCTGGTCCCCGAGGACCAATTGGACCAGTATCTCCGTCACATCCATCGCGACCATTGCACCCGTTTTTGCCATCAATACCATCTTTTCCATCTTTTCCATCGCGTCCATCATGTCCGTCTTGTCCGTCTTCACCATCACACCCGTCTTTTCCATCACGTCCGTCGCGTCCATCTTCTCCATCTTTTCCATCCTTTCCATCACGTCCATCAATGCCATCACGTCCATCAATGCCATCTTGTCCGTCTTCACCGTCACATCCATCTCTCCCCGGTTTACCATCTTTACCATCTTCACCGTCCTTACCGTCCTTACCATCTCTACCATATTTACCAACCTTTACAACCTTCTTACAACTATTATTGCGCTTCTTTTTTGAATAGCAATAATTACACTCCTTGTGAGAGTGTTCGTCACACGTACAATACGAATCGTCACAACCAGTCATATATAATATTTTATATATAGATTATGATTATAGTATAGTTTGTTCTAAATATTTTATGCTTAGCATATATGCTTTGTAATTACACATGATTGTTACAAAATACAATACTACCTAGTTTTAGTTAGTTTCCGAGATATTACTTACATGGTCTGATTTTGATAATAATACATTTTTCTTCATCGGTACAACATTTTTTAGACCGACATTTACCTGGGCTTTTTGAACGTTTCTTGTGTTTATTATTCTTTCCGCACTTATAACAGTCTTTCGGGGGATCACATTTTTTAATTTTATGACATTTGTTACATCTACATGGAGACGCATATGTTTTTTCACTTTTTTCGGATACATACGAGTAACGGTCGTCATCGGAATCGTCTACAGAATATTCATCAAAAGAATAGTAATGCTTTGGCATATTATACAATAAAACTATATAATAACCTAAATAGACTGCATGAATCGTCATAGAAATTAATAATGTAATTACAACAGATACAGTATTAATAATAGTACTTAGAAAGTTTTACGTTTAATATCACCTTGTGTTAATAGATACCAGTGATCTTCTACGTAGTCGACCGATGTGAAATAATCAATGAATTTGGCATTTACCATACCCTCGCCGTCCTTAAACTTAATGACAACAAAAGGGTTCGTCATGTTTCCATCTTTGTCTTGGTAAGACGCAGTGTAACTAGCACTTAACACCTCACGTTCCTTAATATCTCCATGGGAATCAACGGCATAGACCGTTCCTTCGGCATTTGTAAAAATGGAGATAAGGGGGCGCTTTCCGCCTTTAAGGATGTTAATCACAGATTCGTTTAGTTGCGCGTAGTTATCACTATTTAGAGCAATAGGAGTAGCCATTATATATATATAGTATATAGCTTTTTTTCTAAATCTATTACACATAAAATGAATATACCCGAACGCTATATACCTCAAAATTTGTCAAATAGAGATAAGAAAATACAACGGAAAAACATAGTAAAGTCACGCAAACTCTATCGGAAGAATAAATACTTTACGCGCCCCAAACTCTCGTCTTTCAAGTCCACACCCTCGAAACATGTAAAGACCGCAAAAAAAATGTATAACATCACCACAATCAAGCCTTCCCGAAAACTCGCAATGAAAACCGGCTGTTCTAAAAAAACATTGACGGCAATTGTGGATAAAGGACGTGCAGCATATTATTCGGGTGGTTCTCGACCGAACCAGACCCCGGATTCTTGGGGCATTGCAAGATTAGCAAGTTCCATTACAGGTGGAAATGCTAGCACAGTAGATTTTCATCTATTGTATTCTGGTTGTAAACCGGATAGTAAGGCACTTAAACTTGCGTCTAAAACATGTAGAAAGAAAAACAAATGTAAAAAATATTCTAGAAAGAACACGTTCAAAAAATAGATATAATCTAAATAAAATATAAAAACAAACGCACTATACCTAGTATACCCTAGGAATTATGAATGAAGAAAATAATGTATTAACGATTAAAACCGTTCAGATTCAGCCTATACGAAACATGATTACCGCGATTAAAGATATATTAACAGACGCAACCATTACGTTTACTAAAGACGGTATGAAAATTATTAATTTTGACAAAACACATACCATATTGGTGAATGTGCTATTAGACGCAAGCAAATTTGAAAAATATGATTGTCAACCAGATAAGATTATTGTATGTGCGAACACGCTACACTTATTCAAAGTGATATCCACTATGTCAAATGACGACACTTTGTCAATGTATATTGACAAAGCAGATTACCACGATGGTATTGTTTCTCATTTGGGACTTCAATATGATAATGGTGATATTAAACAATGCTACAGTCAAAAGTTGCGGTTAATTGAACCTGATACAGATGAGCTCTTTATTCCCAATGTTGAATATTCTACCGTTATCAATCTACCCACTTCGGATTTCCAAAAAATTATCCGTGATTTAAATAGCATTTCTGACCGTATTGAAATCAAATCCGTTGGCAGCGATTTAGTGTTTTCATGTGAAGGTAGTTTTGCGAGTTCCCGTATTTTTAGGTCTGAGTCAAAGGACAATATGAATTTCATTCAGAAGTCGGATGATTCAGTTATTTACCAAGGCGAATTTTCGCTAAAGAGTTTGTCTCATTTTATTAAATGTACTCCACTATGTAGTCATCTTGAAATGTATCTTGGTAATGACCTACCCCTTATTATTAAATATGATGTAGCCTCACTAGGAAGTATTAAGTTGTGTTTGGCAAACTTACCTCCACTATAAATTGTATTCATTGAATGATATATTCTACATTACATATATCATTCAAACTTGCGGAATAACCATCGAAAAATAACCATTACATACTCTATATGAAAACGATTCTAGTAACGGGAGGAGCCGGATTTATAGGTTCCAATATGTGTGAACGACTGTTACGTGGCGGCAATTTCGTACTATGTATAGATAACCTTTATACTGGTAATTTGCATAATATCTCGCATTTATTTGAAAACCCACACTTTAGATTTATAAATCATGATATAATTGAGCCATTACATATAACCGACCATAAAATAGACCAGATTTACAATTTCGCGTGTCCTGCGTCTCCCCCAAAGTACCAAATAGACCCTATTTATACATTGAAGGTGAATTTTCAAGGCATATTACATTTATTGGATTTAGCAAAATACCATAATGCTACTTTATTACAATCATCTACATCAGAAGTCTATGGCGAACCCGAAATAACTCCCCAACATGAAGATTATCGTGGAAATGTGAATACAGTCGGTATTCGTAGCTGTTATGACGAAGGGAAACGAGTAGCGGAAACCCTCATGATGGATTATCACAAACAATACAATGTTGATATTCGTATTGTCCGCATTTTTAATACTTACGGTCCAAAAATGGATAAAGATGACGGTAGAGTTGTATCCAATTTTATAAATCAAGCATTAAATAATGAAAATATTACCTTATATGGTGACGGCAGTCAAACTCGTAGTTTTTGTTATATTGAGGACCAGATGAACGGCTTAATCAAGCTAATGAATTCAGGTTATGTATATCCTGTAAACATTGGAAATCCGTACGAACTAACAGTCAAAGAATTGGCAGATGTTATTATTAAATTAACCAAATCTGATTCACAACTTGTATTTCATCCATTACCTTCGGATGACCCAACAAACCGTAAACCGGATATTCAAAAAGCACAGTTACTTCTAGATTGGAATCCAGAATATAATCTGATAGATGGTATAACAAAAACGATTGATTATTTCAAAAAATGCTAATAACTAAGTATGTGATGAATGATACATAGTTATTTACACGGATGGTATGTGTTTTTCGATAATTTCCGCACGTTTTTCCCACGTACAGTTCTCTATATAAGATTGTTGGTTTGTTAATAGTGTTTGATTGTATTCACTATAATAATTGTTAATTACATTTATTGTCTTTGTTACAAATTGACGACTATAACTTTCCGGTATTTTGTCTATTTGGACGGGTTTTTTGATAAAGTCATCCGCAACTACTTCTTCATGTAAAACGTCAATATGAGGATTATATAAATTGGCAAAACCGTTAGATGTTTCGGGTATAGCCCCCAATTCAGATGAAATGACGTTACATCTGTACGCCATGGCTTCCAATATGGAAGTACAACATGTTTCGGCATAGGTATTTGGATAAAATAAGACCATCGATGTTCTAATATGATTAAACAAAATGGATTGAGGGACAGAACCATAAAAGTCGATATTTGGGTCATCTATTAACAATTGGTATATTTGGTGATAGTACCTATCCATTTCGGTGTGGTTTACTTCATGAATATCTATAATTGGCATGTATTCTGTTTTATTTTTCTCAATTTCTCTTGAAAAACATGAAAAAACTTTTAATTTAATACCGGGAATATGTTTTTTTACTTGTTGGAATAGGTAATATGCTACAAGTAATCCACGAAAGGGGGTACTATAATATATCATCGTCTTTTCTTTTTCTATGAACTTTAATTCGTCTAGTTTTATCAATGGAGATATACCATTTGGCATTGTAATACACTTATTGTGGTCGAGTCTATATTGTTGTATAAATCGATTCTTTTGCCAATTACTTACAAAAATGTATTTATCGAATGGATATTGAACCACCTCATTTGTTATAAAAGCTACATTTATGTCATGTTCCATTAAATTCCATAGTTGAATATTTGGGTTTATATTTGTTAATATTTCCTTACTTACAGGACATTGTCCTTGAAAAATAATAATATCAGGAAAAATTGTTTTGATAGAATCAATATTTAATGGATAATATTGTAAATTCGCATGAATAATTGTTTTTGTCTCGGTTCGCGTCATAACACTAACATTATATTTTTTAGATAATACATTTGATAGATTATACACGGCAGCTTCAGTTCCTCCCAATGCACGTTTATTTATGGTATCATAATCCCATTCGGAATAATCAATAAATAGAATCTTTTTGGGGGGTAAAATCATAGGGAGTGTTGTATGTAGTTTTAAAATTGTTTGTTTATGAAACGTATGCATATCTTGAATATTTACAGTTTCTTTCACAATAGTAGAGTAAGGCTTTATAATTGTATCGGTAATGTTATACTTACCCACAAGGGTTTGTATTAAATCCAGTTTGTATTTGTTATCATTTTTGTCGTAATCATTTTCAAATGAACTTGTATTCTTGTATGATACACTGTCTTCATTTACCGCATTATATAGGTATATATATGGGTCTGAAAGATGTGTAATAGTAAATGCTGGATTCTTGTCCTCTTTATAAAGTAGAACAGTCGTCATAAAATCGTCATAAATATACATTCGTTCGTCATATAACTGAATATATTTTGACAATATCTTACGATTAACGCATAATAATCTACCTGGGGTTGCAAGTGTCGTGTTAAATTCTTCATTCAAACTATTTATATTCATACATTCTTCTACATTATAATAGAATTGTAAATTATATGTATTGTCTGACTTAGGTGGTTGGATTTTTATTTTATGATAGGTTGAGCTATTTATTTTTATTTTGGTGTTTCCATACAAACAAATCACATCACTGTTTTCAGCTATACGAACATTGTTTATTCTTTGTATAGCATTTGGAAACAGGAAATCGTCACCATCTAACATAATTAAATTTTCATAACGATAGTCTTTATAAAACAGTTGTAATACCGAATTATGTCCTTTTCCAGGAGAACCATTCGATTCCGTTCTTACGATTTTTCTTAATTTCGTATAATTATTCTTACCAAATTCGTACATAACATCTTGATAAAACTCTTCGTTCAATGTATTTACAATAATCATTATTTCATAGTCATCATATTCAAGTTGATTGAGAACACTTAAAAAAGTATCTTTTAATAATCTGACATTACTCGAACATAAAATACCTACCAAATACTTCACCATAATATAAAGAGTATAATCGCCTATATTTATATTATTCGGGACGGATATATTCATTATTCATGCGTATAAGCGTAAACAACGTTTTATCGTAAAAATTATCGATTATTCCAGGATTCGCATTCTCCTTTAACTTATCTTGGTATACCGTAATGTTGATATTACTAATTTTATAGTCAGTCAAATCATATTTTTTCAAAAGGTTATCTCTAATATTTTTATCATGATTAAAAATACCTATATTATTATCATGATGTTTGGTTACGCTATCATCATTAATACCATTGTATAAATAAATATAGGGGTCACTTAAATGAGTTATCTTATAATCAGGATTACGCAGTTCTTTATAAAAAATAACACAATACTCTATATCTACCCCTTTATACATCTCATCGTTATATAATTTCATGTATTTTGATAATATTTTACGATTGACACATAGTAAACGTAATGGTGTTATTGTCAATGTATCAAAACCATCATCTATTTGTCGTATATTGTTTACTTCTTGAATATGAAATCCCAACTGTATATTGTAATCTCGACAGTACATATCGGTATCTGGATCGACTTTGCGTTGTTTGTTGTATTTAAATATAGTATTACTTACGCTACAGTTCCCTACTAATGTTATTACATCGCTTTTTTCTTCCGTTTGTATATTGTTGATTCTTTCAATCGCATATGGAAACAGGAAATCGTCACCGTCTACTTTGATTAGGTTTTCGTAATTGTAGTTATTATAAAAGATTTCCAATACTGAATTGTGTCCTTTTCCAGGAGAACCATTTGATTCTGTTCTAATTATCTTTTTGAGTTTTTCATGTTTATTGTACCCAAATTCACGTATAACATCTTGATAAAAAACTTCGTCCAAAGTATTCACGACAATAAAAATATGGTAATCGTCAAAATTGATTTGATTGGTTACACTATTCACAGTTTCGCGTAATAAACGAACATTGCTCGAGCACAAAATACCCACTAAGTATTTCACCATTGTATAAAGAATATAATAAATATTATTTATACCTGTTTACCATGTATTATCATTCAGTCGTTTATAGTATAATTCGCAGTTATGTTCGGACGCACTCCAGCAAGTAAAAAATGTCTCCGAATACCAATGTTTTTCGCTACTGTCATTGTAGATTTTGTATTTTTCATCGGATAGCTGTATATTTATACCGACATGGTAGTATTTGTAAAACGGAAACGCAGTAACTATATCGCGTTTATTTGTTATACGATAATGTGTGAGATTCGGAGTCTCTTCAAAGGCTTTTTTCCAAGCATAATTACCGACTCTTGGACTAGCAAAAGAGGCAACCTTGACATTGTTTTCTATTTCATTTGCTAACATGTATCCAAACAAGGTAGATAATGCCCCACCTAAACTATGCCCGGTAACATAAATATCGTAATCCGGATGTTCTTCTAAAATTACCTTAACACTTTTTACAAGCTCAGCATACACATGATTCGACGTAAGTTGCTGGTAGAACCCACTATGAACGTAAACATCGTCCTTTAACTTATGCTTGAATACCATTAAATCATAATACCAATCTGATAAGGATTCGCTACCACGAAACACCACCGTAATTCGTTTTTTTCCTTCACTTATAGCAACCCCTACTTGAACGTCTGTATCGGGGTCATTTATGAATCTGTATAGTTTTCCAGTTGGGACATTCTTCGCGATCTCAACTAACACGTTCTTCTTTACGGAATCCATTTCTATCTTGTCTATCCCTCCGTCGTCCTGCAGTTCAGATACAAACGTTTCAATGTTTTCTTCTTCTCGTTCTATTTGAAAATTCTCACCATAATTGTATACTAACAGTGTTACACGTAATAAGTCTAGCATGGTATGATGAGATATACTTGTAATTTCTTCTTTTTTGTCAATCAGATTGTCATTTTCTTGTGCGGACATTCTATATATTGGAGTTACAAAACAAATTATACAGAGATTATTTTAGAATTCGTAATTGATACTTTACCGACTGTATCCGTTTTTTCTACATTTTTAACGTACGTATAAATTATTTCCAAATTCCGCTGTGATTTATATTTGGAATGCTCCTTACATACAAGGGCGCCCTGTGTTATTATTTGGCGTAATTGTTTTTTTGTAAGATTTATTTCCCCGGGCATGTTTGCGATAACATGTCCGGATGGCTCATTGTGAATGTGAAACCAAATGTCTTTATCATTCGAGTTGTCTATGATTGTGAAATTATCACTTGCATTCTGTCCTACGATATACTCTATATCATCCCCTAATGCTGAAACATATCGATGAAGGGTCTTCATACAATTATTGTTTATTTATTTACAAACAATAATACAGTTATAGTATCAATTTTACATCTAAAATTCAGGTTCATGTTTTTTAAATAAACATCCTTGTTGTTGAAGGTTCGGTATACTCGTAATAATACTCGGGTCCTGCAATGAAGATATATCTAACCATATTTTTACTATACAAAAATTCTTTTTTGGCGAAACAGTGATACCATTTACATGTTTGCTACATGACGTATCTTTACATATGGTCTCTCCGGTTATCATATAAAATAGTTTTTTCCATACTTCAGGAACATAACGATTTGAGATTTTATACGAAAAACATCCACCATTTCGGTTTCGTGGGTCTTCCCACATGGGCGTAATTCCTTCCCGCATTACAAACAACATACAATTTTTTATTACATTATCATGAATGATATCATTCAGAGATATAACTTTCTCCGCGTTGTCAATATTCCCCATGATTACGGAATAACTTGAAACATCCCAATTCTTGTCTTGTGGTAAATGGTAATATAATTTCCATTTATCATTCAACGTATGTTGGTGGGTTTGAATACTCATTGTATCCATAGCTTACGCCCGTAATATAGTAAGAGAAAAATCTTTATATATATTTGGTATATTTATTCATTTTTTACCACAGTATATGAGTTTTCTCCCAATAAAATCGAATCAGATTGAGTTAATGTAATCATATTTATATTATTGTCCATCAAATTAATCGCGTAATGTTCATCGAATACATACTTCTCTACTTGATATTCCAAGTATCTCTTAATAAAAAGCGAAGAGAGGATAATGTTATTCGCAAAGTATAGATTCGTGTCTAAGTCTATTACTATTCGGGACTTCATTTGTGGGTGAGTGTATTCAACTGTTAAAAAGGATACTTTAGAACGTATGGTTGAATAGAGTTGGGGGTCTGTATGTTTATTAAATGAATTATTAAACGTGCTATCATCTAATTTCATTGTAATCATGGTTTCTATTACATTATCGTCGCAATTTGCGATGGAAGTTGCCATACCTCCAAAATAAGAAACGCAATTGTTATAATAGTCGTTTTTACTTACTTCCGATGTGTTGTATGGATTGATGTGTTGATAATTTTCTAAATATATATTTTTGTCGCCGGAAAACAACTCATTGTCGTTCTTTAACAGGATTGATACACATACCCAGTTATTGTCAATTGGTTCAATCCGGTATTCATTATACATAGCGGTTCCATATTTAATATTGTATGACGTTGAATCAACTAGTTGTTTTATAAAATCGAAATTGTTATATAAATAGTTACCGGTTTTAACCATTCGTGTTTTCACGTCTACATATACCAAAAAGGATTTCGTTGCTATTGTCATGTAGTCAATGTTACGTATCTCGTTTATCATAAAATTAGTAGATTCTATCAAATTTTCTACATTTGTCATGAATATTGCATTTAAAAGATGATATGTGTTTGTAATCCAATCCATTTGTAATAAACTAAAGAGGTATTTTTATATTATTCACGAAAATAAATAATAAAGATGTCGCACAAATATATCTATATTATTTAACTATGCCGACTGATACATGTGGACTATTTCTATTCCATCGCGACTTTCGTATTTCCGACAATGTAGGACTAAATAACGCAGGGTATATGTGTAATAAACTATATACATGCTTTATTTTTACTCCAGAACAAGTTAACAATACCAATAAATATAAATCAAACAACTCAGTTCAGTTTATGATTGAAAGTCTAGAAGATTTACATGACAATCTCCAGTCGCATAAAGGTGAACTCATGTGTTTTTATGGTAAGCAGCCAGTAGTATTGAAGCATCTGATTGAAGAACTACATATAACACACCTATTTTTTAACGATGACTATAGTCCCTATGCGGTGCGTCGCGACAATGAAGCAAAAGAACTATGTGACAAATTACACATAGAATACCATACATATCCAGACTATTATTTATATGAGCCAGGAACAGTCTTAGTGGAAAGTTCGAAGAACGCATATAAGAAGTATACACCTTTTTATAATGCGGTTTTAAACAATCGTGTTCCAAAACCTACCAATGTTCGTTCCTTGCCATTTTCAGTAACAAATACATCCATGAAACATACAATCAGTTTGAAAGATGCTAAGAAACAATTTGTTAAACCGAATGTTGGTATATTGGTTCATGGTGGCAGAAAAAACGCACAAGAAAAGTTATCAAATGCGTTACAGGTCCAAGATAAGTATGACTCATCGCGAGATTTCTTTACCTATAAAACGACCCATTTATCTGCGTATATTAAGTTTGGTTGTGTATCTATCCGCGAAGTATATCATGCATTTAAGAAAAAATTTGGATTACATCATGGATTAATTAGAGAACTTATATGGAGAGAATTTTTCGCACATGTGTTATATTGTTATCCGGAAGTAGTAGGTCAGTCATACCAACCGAAATACCGTTCTTTAAACTGGAGTCAGAGCAAGGTCAATATTGAAAAATGGAAAAACGGTATGACTGGATACCCAATAGTAGATGCGTGTATGCGCGAAATGAACGCAACTGGATATATGCATAATAGAGGACGGATGACAACCGCGAGTTTTTTAATTAAAATATTGTTACTTGATTGGCGTATTGGAGAACAGTATTTCGCACAAAAACTAACCGATTATGACATTGCTTCTAATAATGGTAATTGGCAAGGTATTAGTGGAACTGGGGTTGATATGAAACCCTATTTCCGCGATATGAACCCCTGGATACAGAGTTATAAATACGACATTGATGCTGAATACATTAAAAAATGGGTTCCGGAGTTAAAAACGGTTATTCCAGCAGATATTCATAAATGGAATGAGACCTATAATGATTCAAAATATAAAGATGTCAAATATCCAAAACCAATTGTAGATTATTCCACTCAAAAAGAAAAAATGTTGAAGATGTATAGAGCAGCATAACATAGTATATTACATAAAAATGTTAATTTATGTAATAACAAATAGAATAACTAAATATCCAAGGAGATGGTGTTCTTATTTGAAGAATTCTTCTTGCGCGCTCGCTTAGGCATGTTTGTATTTTTCATGCCATTCAACGATGAAATTGAAATCACGGAATCTTCGTCATTGGATACACCTTGTGCGGGTTGTTGTGGTTTCTCATGGATGTTTACATTCCGTGTCTTCAGTCCCGATAGAATGTTATCGATATCACTTGACTGAGGACCCTTCATTTCCTGACGCTGGACCGGTGGTCTCATACTTTTTGGCGGCTCGTTTATATTTTGCTGTGAATTCATATCTACACCTTGTTCTCTAAACATAGCCCCGCGACTAGCATTAATATCAGGTCTGTTTGAAGGGGCTTCGTTCGCATAATTCATTCCCGGACGTGCCTGAGGAGGGAGATTTTGCGTTTCGACTGGAGCGGGTGGCGGAGGTCCACGTGGCTTATTGTCCGCTTCCTGCATAAAATTGTTTGCCATCGCGAATCCAGGCGATTGTTGGCTCATACTACTTACCGTAGCATTTGTAAACATCTTCATCAACTCGGGACTTTGTTTTATAACATCATTAAACGCTGGTGTAGCACTTGATAAAGCTTTGTTTGAAAAGTTCAAAACTGCTCCACTAAAACCGATACGTAGAAGGAGAGAGATCTCAGGTGCGAGTTTACCACCCTTATACTTATCATGGAGTTCACTGAATATTTCCTCATAACTATCAATGTCTTCGTTAATTTGTTCTCCCCATCCATCCAAATTCAAATCAAATGGATTAAATGCGGTATTCGCATATTCTAAGGAATTAATGAATGTCATAAACCACCACCCCTGTAACTTTACACTGTCTTTTTTTCGCTTGTCTTCCAATGCGGTTTCATATTCGTCTTCGATTTCGTCATACTCCGAATCTAAAGTAAAATGAGAATTGTGTTTGATAAGCCCTTTCTCATACCATTCGTCTAGCTTCTTAAGCATAGCCCGCTTCTTTCGGCGTTGTTCGCGTTCATTCATGGTTGTATTCACTTTGACTTCATCATTTAAAGGCATTTCCGTCATTTTGGAGAATCCATCCCACGTTTTAGCAGTTCCCAGACTATCGCGTGTAGCTTGACCTAAATTCGAATCTGTATTGTCTTCGTAGGGTGCGCGAGTTGGTTCAGGTGTACTGTTTCCGAAACCAAATAAGTTCGATGCCATACCCGATAGTGACTTTGCGCCGCTATTATTTTCAGGTTGAGGCGTATTACGTCCTGAAATCTCATTCAGTTCATTTTCTAAATTATCTAGTTCTCCTAAATTTAAATCTACATTTGACGATACCTTTTTTTCGTTCATTAATAGTTCAATCCCAGACCCCATAGTTGAGCCGGTCCTAGAAACCTCGTTACTTGGCAAATCATCAATTTCACTGAGAGCACCTAGATCTACAACTTCCATTCTATTATGATATTTATACACTATTTATTTTTAAATCCTCCGCATACATTATTATATTTTTGTGTTTGAGATACCAAATACCTTGTAAAAATGAATCAGCAAGGTCGTCCTTTTTCTTTGTATTTAATGAATCCTTCCATCTATTTAAATTGTCGTTCGCGTCAATCATAAGAGAACAATAGTATACTCCGTCTTTCTTATGTTTCTTATAATTCGCATTTATTTGACCCGTATTTTGTGTATTTTGTGTATTTTCGTTACAATGTTCTCTATTATCTATTTTTATTTCGGAAAATTGTTTTAGTTTATGTGATGATGATACGAATTCTATGTTTGTTTGGTCGTTCAACATTATAAAATACTGAGCTAACATTCCTTGGACGGTCTTCATTCTTGTTGCTATGGGAGATATCTGATTCTCAATCACTACATGATCTATAGTGTCGATGTTCTCAATATTGTTTAATTGAACTTTCATTTCCTTTCCAATACTGATTAAATCTGTTTCTCCGGCTGTCTTTTTCTTCTTGACAGTAATGATTTCAAAGCAATTCTTGGTATAATACTCTATAAGTATATCCAATAACTCCGCTTTCTTACATTTGTCAATGTTCTCTACATTTAAAAAAACAAGGTTCTTATTACCCTGCTGAATAAGGTCGTTTAATTTTAATTTTTTTAAAGAAGGTATAGTCATTTCCTTTGTTGGAATCATATATTGAGAACAATTCTTAGCATGTTTTTCACAATAATATTTGTCATTCTTACGGTATTTTGCTTTTTTTCCACATTCCTTGGGAATTGCCTTTTTACTTTTGGGAATATTCATACATTCGCAAGTAGGAGATACCGGAACATCGTCCATTAGATTCAGAATTCCCCAATTATCAATGAAAACGCCATTCTCATTATGTTCCAAAATACAATATGCCATGTTCTTTATTCCAACATCAAAACTAATCACTTTCATGTTATTATGTAATAGTATAAGAATAACATATTTATACTATTTGGGAGACGTAAGTATATTACCAATACAAGTAAGTGCGGTAATCTATCTATTGTGGTTTGTGTACTGGCTGAGATACAACCGGTGCCATTTTACGGGAAGCTAATTGTTCTCTAGATAAATACAAATCTTTTAAATCACTAGACGCGTAACCAAATGGTTTCGCCTGGTCTGAACTAGATGAATATACATAGGGTTGATTATGGAAACCTTTTACCTCATTGGTTTGAATGCTTGGAATATCAATCGGGCGTTTATAATATCCAGTATCATTGGATGATTCGCGGAAGTTATACTCCATAATTTTTGTTGCGTTTTCGGTTAAATACTTACGATATTCCCAATTTGACTTAATACCCGAATTTTCTACTAAATCCGCATTTATAGATGACTCGGGTTGCCATGTAGCAGTAACCGAACGTCCGTCACTCATTAGAGGGGGGAATTCCGGATATTTGTTATTTGTATGGTATCCTCTTGATGATTCGGGAACCGTTTCTTTAATAATAGGGTATGCACAATCTACGCTTTGAAACATACTTGATGAACGTGAAAACATTATAATATACTAAACAGTTAGAAATTATAATATCGTGATTTTTACTTTACATATAGGCTGAAGATTCAAGTAATTTCAAGATTTCGTTCTTTTTCATTTTATTAGCATCATTTGTATACCCTTTCTCCGTGACTAATGCCTTTAATGCGGTTATATTCATTTTTTTATAAACATCCATAGGAATTGTTTGTTCGTCGGTCTTATTCTCTAAAGTTGTCTCTTCTAATTTGTCTACAATCAAGTTGTCTGTAGTATCAGGGTCTAACCCGTCATGAATGTCAGGGTCTTGTTCGTCAGATACAACACTCAGCTGTTCTTCCTGAGGACTAATGCTTCCATCAATACTTTCCATCCCTACACTTATTACCTTGATTGGAGTATCCGTGGTTAACTCTTCGGGTAAAATAACACCACTCTCATCCTCACTTTCATCCTCACTTTCATCCTCACTCTCATCCTCACTTTCATCCTCACTTTCATCCTCACTCTCATCCTCGCTCTCATCTTCACTTTCAGACACTACTAACTTTGGTAGCTCATTAGCAGTAAAATATGCGTCTTGACGTTGCGGTCCAGGTGTATATATGACATTCTCGGGCATTTCATGCTGAGTTACTAGAGCATTCCGGTTATTCATTTCGGTTACAATATTATTTATAATTTCAAACATGGTGTCGCATTTAGTTTCTAATGCGGTGAATTTCTGTCTGAAGTGATACACCAAAAATAATATCAACACAAAGGTTATAGCCAAACTCACAAAGAAAAACGTTTCAAGCATATTAAAGAATCCCATTTACATTAAAAATACATTATATAAGAAGAAAGCAAACGAACTCACTAAATAAAATATTTTTGTATATTATATTATAAAAATGGATTCAATCTCAGGATCTACTAAATTTATTTCTTCCTATGACAGTTCTAAAAATTATATGATATTCATTCTTTCTACCTTATTAATATTGTCTCTTTTAGGGATAAATCTGTTTATAATCGTAGGCAATGTCGTTCAAGTAGTTATTAATATTTTCAAACCTCTTATCTATCAAATACTAGCTATTTTTGGATACACCGCGGGTACATTATTAAATACTACGGCAGATATTACCTCGGATGTTGCCCGTGCGGGGGTTGATATTGCGGAAGGTACCGTCCAATCTGTAGGAAATCTACTAAAAGACGCGAGTAAAGAGTCCGTGAATATACAAACTAAAAAAGACCTAGATGTCGTGATGAAAGAGCCTAAATCTGATAGCTCCGAAAGCCCTATCCAAAACAACGGAGCATCCCTAAAATCTAGCTGGTGTTTGGTTGGAGAACACAATGGGCGACGTGGTTGCGTAGAAGTAAATGACGCATCTAAATGCATGTCAGGAAAGATATTTCCAAACGCCGAGATGTGTTTGAATCCTACATTGACCCCTAATAAGCAACCAAAACAAAATAATCAACAACATCCACTTAAAAGCATCAAGAGCAATCCAGAACGTAGCACTTGGTAAATATTACATATGACGTAGTAGATGACATATGTAATCTAGATTACACCTCGGTTAGTGTAATCGGAGAGTATATTCGGGTGCTAGGTTCAGTCGTTAATACACAACCGGACGCATCACTTACGTTGTTTTCAGATATATTCATAACGACTCCATAACTAACGTCGTATTCTACATTGAATGTGCTGGTTACATCCACATTCCCTACAACAATACTCAAATTTGGCTTAATAGAAAAGTCGTATACATACCCAGGTTCGGTGTATAAATTTATATTGGAAATATTCAATACACCAGCATATATGGTTGCTTGAAAACTATCAATATTCTTGGAAATATCAAACGAAAACGAAGACAAATTAGATACATCAGAACTATATCCTATTACCGGGGAGACATTTTGAACGGAGTTGTCATTGTATTTTACTACAAACTCAAACGGAGTTACATCATCTATTTTGATTGATATATCATTATATTCATATAGAGTATCTGTAGTATTCGTTTTTTTACCAGTTATAGTAAACCCCACTGGAATACTCATCCTATATGTATAGAAAGGCAAATCGATGACATCAGTTATATTCATTGATGATACTATTTTTTCCTCCTCATCATTGATAAGTGTATTCGCATCCACGGAGTTTATATTCCATTTTTCAGTAGTTACTGACTGGGTTATACCGTTTGGTTCGGTACCAGTTTCATAATTATATAATGGAACTGTGTCATCTAGATATAAATCAATTGACGGTCCAGGAACCCCTGACGCACCACTAGGAGTATATATTATACCTGGAGTAGGACAATCTAATACTCTACTACTTCGACGGTTAGACCCCATCATTGCATTTTTATATAACTCCTTTTTAGTAAACGCGTTTTGTTTTGTGGATTGTTTGTTACCTGCATATTTCAATATTTCGGCTTTTCGTCTCATATTTAATTGTTCTGAAGTATATCCGCTCAAATAGGGAGATTTATCTAAAATTGTATTTCTTGGCGGAGGAACCGCAAACATGAATTGCCGTTTTTTCCTTTGTTGACAAATATCAGCTAAAGATACGTTGGTTGTTGCCATAGTATAGTATATTATCACTTATACTATACTACGAGATTGTTCGCTATTTCGGTCTAATATTTGGAGGAATACCAGTAATTAGATAAATATTTAAATCCTCCTTGTGCTCCCATGCCATTCGCAACTGTTAAATTTGGACCACTTGATACAATTTTGTTGATTTCAAAAATATTTAATGCGCGATTATAATATCTTAATGCCGATAATTTTCCAATGAATCCACCGTTTTGACACACGAAAACATCACCATAATTCTGTTTTGGAGTATCAAGCATTTCAAGACGGCTAGCGATGATACCATTTACATAGACATCGACTTTCGTATTCATCGCACGAATCGCAACATGGACCCACTTCTTTAAGGGTATATTATCTATATCAATAACATTAGGGTTAGCACTTGACTCCATATCGTGGGCTTTGACAGCATCCATAATAATATGTAATTTATTCGTCATAGGAGAAACGTACATACCAGGCGCATTATTTACACTCGCAATGTTCGTAACAGAATCAAATTGACCGTCACCTTTACTGAATATATGTTGGTATTTATCATTACTTTTATTCAGGTCGTTGATATATATCCAAGAAGACCATGTGAATTCTAATCCCTCGGATTCATTGTTTGACCTATAGATTGGCTTACTATCCGTATTCTTAGGGTCTTGAGGAATTATCATACTATTTGTACCATCAATCATACCATCAATGAGATAGGGAGAACCACTCGGTTTTGTAAAATAATGTATCAAACTGATTCCCAAATTCATCAAAAATAGAAATACAATCAAGACCAAGATGATAAAGGCGAATTTGGCGATAATAGTATTCGAATATAAGAAACCGGTTGTTGCTCCAACCCCTACCGCTGCTTCCGTTGAAAATTCATCGAATTTGTTTGTTAGATTACCTTTTGCTTGTTCGTAACTATCACCTACCGCCTGAATACCACTTTGAACGCTCTGATTAATGGTAGATAACGGATTTGCGTTTGAATTATTATTATTAGGTTGTTGAAAATTCATTGTGTTTTATATATAGTATATACTAGATATATAAAACTTTTACACCCTCTAAGATTTACATCAATGAGAACTTTTTATAAACCTCTTGGTTTTGTAATATAGATAAGTCAATACCTATGTCATTTAATGCGGAAGCCATCTTACTTGAACCATTGCCTTTCATGTAAAGGTCCCATGCGGTTTCAGGGTCCATTGGTTCCGTCCAACGCTTAAATTGGGTAGCATATGCATCAAATTTACCATCCGTATTTCCTAAATATACAGGTACTTCTTTATCAGGAGGTACAATGGGGATGGCATCGCTATTGTCACCAATTTTCTTATAGAAACGTTGAGAACGTACTAACTTACCATCAATATATGCATCGGCAAATTGGTTATCCATACTAACTGTAATGTTTACCCATTTTTGAAGAGGAAAATTGTTGGTGATCATCATTGTGTCGGTGCTACCGTCAGTATCATTCATTGTTACATCTAGTTTTAAAACGGGCGAGTGTTTATCTAAATATAATTTATAATTATTCGCACGCGAGATTATTGTTTTGTCTACATTATTATCCCATGTATTTACATATATCCACACCGAATGTGCGTAACGGGTGTTTTTGGGACCCTTAATATCAGTAATAGCAGGCACGGGAGTTAATAAACTCGCGGTTTGTACTAATTCTTTTGAACTGTCAGTGAAATATGCGTATAATACATATAACAATACTAAAATTGCTACTATGAGAACAATGGTTACTGTATCCATTCTATACTTTACATTTATAAATTATTCACCGGGGGATTCTTTTTCATCAATAAATTATATGAATTCGCCACTTGAGAACGCGATAAATTTCCTACATAATATTGTATGTTACTAATGGCTCCATCTACCCCGTCAGTTGAACCAATTACGACCATATCCGATGATGTATATACCGGAGGATTATTATTATCAAATCTAAATGTCGTTGCTAACGCACCATTCACGAATAAGTCTACTGAGTTCGCATTATAATTAAATATGAACTGATTCCACTTTTGGGTATCTATTTCTAGAGTGTAATTATTCGCATTAGTATCGCTATCGTTATTTGTAAAATACACTTTTAAGGTTTCCTTCGTATTATGCGGTTGCTTCTTCACATAGGTTATCTTTGGAACACCATTACCGTAATTAAATAGGGTGGTTTCATTCGCATAAGAGAACTTGTTTTCATTATGTGGGTTTAACATTATCCACATGGATAAGCTATAGTTTTTACGATATACTACTGGAGAATTTACATTGTCTTGGTCCTTTTCCTGATTTAGTTTTAAGTCGTAACTAGAAATTAATGGTTTTTCTATATCCAAAAATGCGGAACCTTTAAGGAGCGAAGTACCTTCTTTTAAGCTTATTTTTGATACGATTTTAGGTATGTAATTATAGAGAAATATCAAAACTACTTCGGTTATAAACAAGTAATATACCACATTGGTCGTTAGTTCCAGCTCTCGACGTATGTAATTATAAAAATCCAAAATCAGACAAGGTACATAAAACAACAAATGCACGAAAAATCCCCCCCACCCTTCCTGTGTTTTTAAAGAACTGCTATAAAAATAAAACACGATTGCTAATCCGATTAGGATACCCAATGAGATTATGCCTGTCAATGCGTAATTAGCCAAAGTGAATGCTGTATCATTTATACTCGCGTAAAAATAAAACACGGTTCCAAATAGTGCTACTATTGTCCCTATTACTACTCCAATATAATATGTGTTATTTAATGTCTGTTTTCCTAAAAAAACCGTAGGGATTAATACTAGCAATCCTATCACTAATGGAAATAAATAATTCATATAATTACTGGTTAATGTACTGGGGTCTTCAGCTGACCGCATTAATGTTACTACAAAGTACACTAGAAAACCGAGCGTTAATATGTATTTCAATACACCGGTCATATCTGTAGTATTTAGATTTGCTATTCCATTTAAACTTTCCATATTTATTATTTATTATACATTATACTTACAATAAATAATATTCGGATTCCTATTACAAGTTCTCCATGGTTGTCTTTTTTCCGTGACATTCACGACATAAAGCAACTAAATTATCTACATGGTTACTTCCGCCATATTCTAATCTTACCACATGATCTACTTCAAACCAAGCGGTTAATTGGTTTTGACAATCGCCACATTTCCAATTTTGTCTGGATGCTACGAACTTCTTTTTCGTTTCACTAACAGAACGCTTTGTTGATTTTTTACCAGAATTCATGATTCTATCTTCCGATATTTGGGATGGATTCGATAAAGGCATGATTGGGTGATTATCATTTCCCGAAACAAACCCCTGTTTTGAAGTGAAATCCAGTATGGGGGAAATTATGTTCGACGCATTCTTATCAATGGGTAAATATTTAATATAATCCCCAGATGTAGATACTATCTCGCGCGCACGTAATGGATTTTTCTTTATTAAAATATAAAACATCAACGCACCGAAAGCGATTCCTGCCATCTGATAATATTTTTTCCATGATAATAATAAAGTCATATACTTACCATCTGTGTAAATGTTTGCCATGCAAAACCCGGCTACTAATAATATTACTAACTCAAATCTCATTTCTATTCTTATATTATCTATACACATTTTCAATCGGTTATTCATAGTATACATAAATCAAAAATACACATATCAATATTAGTGCTAAATGGATATAATGTTTATTCAAATTTAATTTACTGCTTATATACACTGGTTTTGGTAAATACTCATTACGATATTTTTCAAGAGCCCGTGGTAATGATATTTCCTCTTTTCCTAATAATACATTGAATTTGTTGTGGATAAAATGGACCCATCTCACAAACGAGTCGCGATTGTCTAAATACGGAGATACTGGATACCTATCCAACATTTCACTAAACTTGTTTCCCATTTCCTCAATAGGTATAAATAGTGGCACATTCTGAATAAAATCATAATACTTCTTCTTGGTTACATCATTTGGGGTTTTGGGATAAGACTCCGCTACTGTATGTAAAAAAAACCAATAATGAGGTCCCCATACTTCCGGATGAAATATCATTTTGTATACACGTTAGTAATATTTATTTTTTACAACTACCACGTATGTGGTTTTCTACAAAATTGAATGACGAATCCACTGAATACTTTATTGTATCAAACAAAGAAAATCGTTAGGAGAACACAATGATTGCTATTACCCAGGAGAATATTCAGGAGGCGGTTAAGGAATGGTGTAGGTCTCCAATGGAAGCAAAGGAAAAGTATGGAGATATTAGTAATTGGGACGTTTCCAAGGTGACCAATATGAGTTATATGTGCTTGTGTGATTCGTCATTCAATGGAGATATTAGTAACTGGGACGTTTCCAAGGTGACCAATATGAGTTATATGTTCAGGTATGCTTACTCATTCAATGGAGACCTTAGTAACTGGGACGTTTCCAACGTGACCAATATGGCAAGTATGTTCTGGGAAGCTGAGGCATTCAATGGAGACCTTAGTAACTGGGACGTTTCCAACGTGACCAATATGGCAAGTATGTTCCGGAATGCTTCGTCATTCAATGGAGACCTTAGTAACTGGGACGTTTCCAACGTGACCAATATGGCAAGTATGTTCTGGAATGCTAAGTCATTCAATGGAGACCTTAGTAAATGGGACGTTTCCAACGTCAAATATATGAATAATATGTTCTCTAAAGCTAATTCATTCAATGGAGACCTTAGTAACTGGGACGTTTCCAATGTGACCAATATGGTATATATGTTCTGGAATGCTAATTCATTCAATGGAGACATCAGTAACTGGGACGTTTCCAAGGTGACCAATATGAGTAATATGTTCTTGGGTGCTGAGTCATTCAATGGAGACATCAGTAACTGGGACGTTTCCAAGGTGACCGATATGCATAGTATGTTCTGGGAAGCTGAGGCATTCAATGGAGACCTTAGTAAATGGGACGTTTCCAACGTCAAATATATGAATAATATGTTCTGTCATGCTTCGTCATTCAATGGAGACCTTAGTAAATGGGACGTTTCCAAGGTCTCCATTATGTATGAGATGTTCTGGGAGGCTAAGTCATACAAAGGAGACAATGAGGGCACTCTTCGCAAGAAAGCCGCGAACTGGAACCGAAGAAAGAATGCGCTCATAGCACTACACGATGTAAAAACCAGCCGTGTTTTGTCGTTGCTTGACCTAAAAAGATATATCGTTTCATACTTATAATATATACATTCAAATGAGGGGGTCCAATAAAAACCACGAAAAGAAAACGTAACCGTTTTTTTACAACTACAACTATTTTGTAAAAAGGGTGTAAAGATTACTTTGCATAGAACAATAGATATATGGCAGATAACTATTGTAATAATTGTGGAAAACACGGACATAACTATAATCAATGCAAATTACCAATAACCAGTTTAGGATGCGTTACATTCCGCGTTCGAGACAATAAAATAGAATATTTAATGATACGCAGGAAAGATACTCTAGGATTTATAGATTTTATGCGCGGGAAATATACATTGTCTAATAAGGACTATATTATGAATATGCTTACTCAAATGACCACTGAGGAAAAGAACAAACTAAATACATGGACGTTCGACCAAATATGGAATGATATATGGGGTACGGTTAGTATAATAAATCAGTATAAAAACGAAGAAAATGCGTCCAGAAATAAGTTTATTCAATTAAAAACCGGCATTCAATACAAAAACAAACGCTTTTCTTTAAGTGACATGATTACAGAAAGCAATCATACTACTATATGGAATGAACCTGAATGGGGATTTCCAAAGGGAAGACGCAATTATGGAGAATCTGATTTAGATTGTGCTTTAAGAGAATTTAACGAAGAAACTGGAATTAACAAGAAACATGTCAAACTAATCGATAACGTATTCCCATTTGAAGAGATTTTTACAGGGTCAAATTACAAATCCTACAAACATAGATATTTCATTACGTATATGAACTGTAAAGAAGCTACAAACATGAATAAATATGAAGTCTCTGAAGTTAGTAAAATGGAATGGAAAACATACGAAAACTGCATGACATCGATTCGTAAATATAATTTAGAAAAACAATCTATGCTTTCAAAAATACACAATATGCTTTCAAAGTATAGTATGACTTGCTATTGTTAAAATATACACCTTTTTATCTATACATATTTTAATATAGATAAAGTCTCACCAACTTATGAATAACACCGAAAAGAATAAGTCTACTCCTAAAAATATCACTCGCAGAAAATGTCCTAAGGGGGAACGTTGGAATAAGGAACAAAATAAATGTTTGCCACGTGTTATAAATAATCCAGTAATTAAGAATATTAATAGTGACTGTTCTAAAATGTACGAACCTAGTACACCTCAAGAGATACAGAGAATGACAGAGTTGACCGAACAAGTAACCCTACGTAACTTATCCACAAAAGATTTGAGAAATAAGGTATCTGACCTAATTGGAGAAGAGCGAGGAATTCATAAAAACCAAATATTAGGAGCACGAATGACCGACGAATTAATACGGTTGATTATATGCTTAGAAACCAACAAAAATAGAAAGCCGGAAGTCGAACCGGAAGTCGAACCGGAAGTCGAACCGGAAGTCGAACCGGAAGTTGAACCGGAAGTTGAACCGGAAGTTGAACCGGAAGTCGAACCGGAAGTTGAACCGGAAGTTGAACCGGAAGTTGAACCGGAAGTTGAACCGGAAGTTGAACCAAAACAAATAAGTGATATTGATTTAGATGAGAATACACAAATGCTACAAAATAGAATTGGTGCCGAGCCAAGTGATACTGATTCTAAAGAATACAATCAATACCTATCTAATAAAGAAAGACTTGAATACAATGAAAACGAAACCAACAACTCCTACGATTTCCTCTATCCACATTTAAATGACCCAAATTTCAATACCAAAATCGCATTACGTAAAGAGTTTAACGATACTCGGTTCGATGGCAAAATCAGAGACATTAAAAAACAAGCAGAACTCTTATGTAAATCCGACTTTGAATTACTTCCACATCAAATGTTCGTCAAAAATTTCCTTTCACTACAAACGCCATATAACTCTCTTTTGTTATATCATGGTCTTGGGACTGGTAAAACCTGTAGTGCGATAGGTATTGCAGAAGAAATGCGACTTTTTATGAAACAGGTGGGTGTTAAACAAAAAATATTAATAGTTGCATCTCCCAACGTTCAAAACAACTTTCGCCTCCAACTGTTTGATGAAAGGAAGTTAAAACTAGACGGAGAACAATGGAATCTAAACACGTGTGTGGGAAACTCATTGTTAAAGGAAATCAATCCGACGAATTTAAAGGGTATATCTAAAGATAAAATAATATTGCTAGTTAATTCCCTTATTACAAAATATTATTCCTTTGTGGGATACACTGAATTGTCACATTATATACAAAATAAAACCGTCCCACCTGATAATGTCAACTATACACCAGCACAACGTAAGGAATACAAACTAAAAAGGATTCAAAAATACTTTGACAATCGTCTTATAATTATTGATGAAGTCCATAACATTCGTCAGGGAGACGATAATAAAGATAAGAAGAAAACATCATCATTGCTATTGAATATATGCAAATATGCGAATAATCTCCGTCTTCTATTGCTGTCCGCAACCCCCATGTATAACAGCTACAAGGAAATAATATGGCTTACGAATTTGATGAACGCAAACGATAATCGTAGCACCATATCAGAAGTAGATATTTTCGATAAAAATGGTGATTTCGTTGAACCATCGCTAGACAATAATGGCAATGCTATAGAAGGGGGCAAAGAACTACTTATGCGTAAGCTAACTGGATACGTTTCCTTCGTTCGGGGTGAGAATCCCTATTCATTTCCATATCGCGTATATCCCGAAACCTATGATAACACTCGGACATTGGATATTGAAAACTATCCAACCAAACAGATGAATAACCGCGAAATCAAAGAACCATTAAAACACATTCCTATCTATACGAATACTATCGGCGATTATCAATTGAAAGGATATAACTACATTATTGATAATATTCGAAATATGACTACTGTAAAGACTCAAGATGACAACGATTCACCACAACAAATACCTACATTTGAGAACATGGAATCATTTGGATATACCTACTTAGAAAGACCCTTACAATCCTTAGATATTGTATATCCTAACAAAGAACTTGATAAAATAAACAATGGAGAAACTTCTACCATGAATCAAGAAGACATCGTGAAGCGAATTGTTGGGAGAAATGGTCTTATGAATATTATGACCTATAAAACCACCGAACAGAGTCGTTATAATTTTCAATACAAACCGGAAACGATAGAGAACTATGGTCGTATATTTAGTCCTACCGTAATTCCTGCCTACAGTGGGAAAATATCTTCTATTTGTAACACCATTCTTCAATCCAAAGGTATTATTATCGTGTATTCTCAATATATAGACGGCGGAGTCGTTCCAGTAGCCCTCGCATTAGAAGAATTGGGGTTTACTAGATATGGAAGTTCTGCTTCTACAAAACCCCTGTTTTCAGAACCTCCTACCGAACCGATTGATTCTTTATCCATGAAACCGAAATCACAATCAAAAGGCACATTTAAACAAGCAAAATATGTGATGATTACGGGGGATAAACTATTCTCACCGAACAATCTAGGTGATATTAAGTACATTACAAATTCCGACAATAAAAATGGTGAAAATGTAAAGGTGATTCTTATTACAAAAGCCGCAGCGGAAGGGTTAGATTTCAAAAATATTCGTCAAGTACATATCATGGAACCTTGGTACAATATGAACCGTATAGAACAAATTATCGGACGTGGAGTGCGCAATCTAAGTCATTGTGATTTGCCGTTTGAAGAACGTAACGTTGAAATTTATTTACATGCTACCAATCCTATCTCCGAACAACAAGAAGAGCCGGCGGACCTATATGTATATCGATTCGCCGAAAAAAAGGCAGAATTAATAGGTAATGTTTCGCGTATTATGAAAGAGATATCCGTGGACTGTCAATTAAATATAGAACAAACGAATTTTACCATCGATAAACTAACACAAATGGTTCAAAATCAAAATATTATGATTCAACTACCCAGCAATCCTACTACTAAAATACCATTTGATATTGGCGATAAACCATTTACTGCGGTTTGTGATTATATGGATAATTGCAATTATCAATGCTACCCTACAAACAATCTTGAGAACAAAGACATCACGAACCACACCTATAGTGAAGAGTATACGCGTATTGGGTTCTCTGCTATCATAAAAAGACTTCGAAGTTTATTCAAAGAACAGTTCTTTTACAAACGAAGTGATTTAATTAACTCTATCAATATCATCAAAAAATATCCAAAAGAACACATTGATTTCGCACTTACTCGTTTTGTTAATAATAAAAATGAAATTATGGTAGACAAATACGGTAGAAATGGATACCTAATTAACAAAGGACAATATTATATCTTTCAACCCATGGAAATCACCGACGATTATATTTCGTTAATTGAGAGGTCCATCCCCGTTGCTTTCAAACCCAAATCACTGGAGTTAGAATTACCTATTAAACAGGGCAGTCCAAAACAAGAACTCGATATAGAACCTACATTATCCGATTACAAAACGATTATGCAATCACTTACCGAAAACATTATTATCACCAAAACGACGAATACTATCAAATCGGGAGATAATAATTGGTATAAACATTATAGTAAAGTATATTCACTTATGATTGAGAACAAATTCAGCCAGAAACAACTGGAAAAATACGTTATACATCATTTCCTTGATTTACTGCCAATACAAGATAAAGTTACTATCGTCAATTACATATTCCAAGAAGATGTCGTTCTAACTAAAGACGAACAAATTATGAAGGCTTATTATCAAAACTACATTTCGAATCAAAATACGATTGTCTTGATTGATACTCTTAACAATAAACAACCCTTTCAAATATATACTTTAAATACTGAACGTATGCCTATATGGAATAGAGTTGAACCCGACGACCTTGTTAATTATAAACATGCATTGAAAGAATTCATGGTTACTACTTCCAATGTAAATTCGCAAATTTTCGGATTCATTGACAAAGACACTAAAAAAAATATCATTTTCAAAACACGCACTGTTACAGACAAACAACGGAATATTAGCGGATTTAACTGTAATACCGCTGGTAAAAACGACGTCATCAAGAAAATTAATGATTTACCCATTTCATTAGAGCTTAAATACGAGAATATTAAAAAACAAGGCACATGTGTTATTTTTGAACTTATTTTCAGGAAACTAGATGAAGAACAATTTAACGGAAAACGCTGGTTTTTTGATACAGTCCTACGCAACAAAGGCATTGACACATTCATTGGAAAATCTCGTACATAATCACTTACTTCAATATATGAAAAATTGAAATTCCTATATTGAACCAAAACTACATAAAAGATAATATATTCTTATATTAGTAACTATGGATAAACAGCAAAAAACGCAAGGAGTGTATTCTCAGGAAATGCTTACTAAAAAGGTGTTTCTAACAATCGACCAGGTCGGTCAAAACATAAAACAAAATTTAGAACGAAGTATATCACATAGTATTGAAGGAAAATGCACCCAAGACGGTTATATCAAACCAAATTCAGTAAGGATAAATACATACTCTGCTGGTGTTGTCAATAATGAACGAATTGAATTTCAAACCGTATTTGAATGTATGGCGTGCCATCCAGTGGAAGATATGATATTGGATTGTAAGGTGAAAACACTTACTAAGGCTGGAATACATGCTGAGGTGATTGATAATGAAGGAAACATGCCCGTTACTGTATTCATCGCAAGAGACCATCATTTCACAAACAAACAATTTGGGTCCATTGAAGAAAATCAGACGATTACCACGAAAATAGTTGGCATTCGATTTGAATTAAATGACCCGTTTATTTGTGCCATTGGTACATTAGATACTGGAACCAATAACAAGTAAAATTTGCATGTATACTATTTACAAAAAGTTTATCTATATTTAGAAATTTCTATCCATTATGTATACTTCATACATAATGGTAAATTTTTTAATGTCAGGACGCGGAAACCGTCGTATTCCTGCTATGAACGCTGCTGCTACTAAGGCTGCCGCTGAGAAGGCTGCCGCTGAGAAGGCTGCCGCTGAGAAGGCTGCCGCTGAGAAGGCTGCCGCTGAGAAGGCTGCCGCTGAGAAGGCTGCCGCTGAGAAGGCTGCCGCTGAGAAGGCTG